CTCAACATTGTCAATTACCGTGGCCCAAGCACTTGAGGCGGTGTAAAGAAAACCATCTTCCCAGCTGGAAGTCGTGGTGCCGTCGAACGTAGCATCAGTCACCACCGGATAGACGGCACGCCTGAGCCATTCGGCGGGCAAGTGCTTGATGAGGTAAACGTCACCAGAGACAACCCGTATCTCCGTCTCGATGGGTATTCGGTAATCTTCCCCGGGCACATCAGGGTCGCTGTGAGACGCATAGGCTCGCTTAATGCCTATCTCCCTGCCCGCCCCGCAGTCGATACCAATATTCTTGCGCAGCTTTACCGGCTTGGCCGGAGAGACGGCCTTCCCCCCGTGGCGTACAACCGCTCCTGGGGGCACATTGAGCCTGAACCAAACCTCCAGATACTTCGCGGCGGTGGGTATTCTCCCCAGGGCATTGCGACTCTCGATCTCTATTTCCTTGAGAAGCGAATTCCGCCTCGGCGTAACGTGAAGATGCACACCTGCTATGGGGGTATTTGGGTAACTAAGCGAACAGTCGTTCCACCCGTGCCTCGTCCCCACGATGGGCACCGTCGAAGAGAGCGCACCGATCTTTTTCCCGGTGTCCCAAGACAATCCCGTCAGCGTGGCCTCAACGGTAGAGCCGAGGAAGGAAAAACCCAAAGTGCTTTCGTCCATGATATTCGAGGCGACCCTGGCGGTGTAGATGCTCTTCCGCATCTCCCATCCGGCGGCGTCGGCCTTAAAGGGCCGCGGATCGATGTTTTGGAAACCCTCAGCCTCATCGGGCCTATAGTGGATGGGGCTGGTGTGCCCCTCAAAAATATTGAGGCGTCTCTTGCTACCTTTAAAATGTTTAGCATTGGCGCTTCTTCGGGAGACAATTTCAAAGAAGTCCTCTGTCTCCCGACTCACGGGGTTATACCGCTGTGAAATCGGTGCCTCATAGACAACTGGCATACTCCCCTCCCCTCTGCGGAGATGCTATCTGCTCAATACGGTGCCCACCTCCATCAGCCCACCAGATACCCAAGGGCCGGGCATTCAGCCGGTGCGTGTCGCCATAACTGCGATACTCAAACACATCGGGGTTCGTGAACACCTTGCCCAGCCGCGCCCAATATCCCGCACGCTCCATCGTCCAGAAGTCGGCGCTGGAATCCACCAGGCGCGGATCAATATCCTCCATCCCGCCGCCGAACCGCCCCAGCTTATCCTCGAAATGGATATGCCCACAGTGGAACTCGGCACGGCGTTGGCGCGTGCCGACCCAAATCTTGTGATTTAACCCTCTTAACTTATAACTCTCTTTAAACACTATCTCACCGTATCTTCGTAGAGTTTAATCGTGCTTTCGAGATCTTCCATGTTGTCTCCAACAGTAGCGGCAAGGAGAAGAATAACATCATTCGCGTTTACTACGGTTGCGCTAAAGGCGAACGCCCGTCCGCTTGCATGCGCTTCGGTTGTTTTATCCGCTGGTATCTGAAGGGATGTAGAGGTAATCGAATTCCATCCAACAGTTGCTGCCATTGATGCGGCAGTGCATCGGTAGAGATGAAAAGAACTCACTGCAGTAGGGGCGATTGCACAGGCGATGTGAAGACTCTCTAAGTGTCCTGTCGCCGGAATGACAAGAATCCCAATTGTTCCTGCACTGACAGAGTCAGGCGCGAAAATCTTGCCGTAACGAGGAAATTCTGAGACTGTGTTGTTGGCAGGGTTAAGAGTAACACTGTCTAAGATAGCATCAGCGACTGTTCCAGCAACTACAGTTGCTCCAAAAGATACAGGTTCAGAGAAGTGGGCTGTTCCAGCGAACGTAGCATAACTCTCAGCTTCAAAAGTCGCACCTGCTGTTACCGTTGCAGCAAAGCGCGCCGTCGCGGCAAAACCCGCATAACCAGCGACGTCAATTGCTGCGGCAAATGAAACACTGCCTGCATAATGTGCCGTCCCTGCGTGGTTTGCCCAGCTCTCAAAGACAGCTGTGCCGCCAAAAAAGCTCGTCGCTGCATTACGAACCGTGCCAGTATGAACTTCATGTCCTGCGTGTGTGCCCGCATGAGTCGTCGTCGCGGCGAGAGTGATGTTGGTGTAGATCCCTCCTACCATTGTCCCTGCATTAGTTGTATCACCTGCAAGAGTAATTCCATTATAAACGCCGCCTACGAAGGTTCCACCCGTCACTGTTCCAGCAAGATGATAGGCCCCGGCGAACGTCCCACCAACGGCAGTAGTTCCTGCAAGAGTAATCGAAACGTAGACTCCGCCTGTTGCTGTCCCTCCAACGGCCCGCGCTCCATCAAAGGCTCCTCCTGTAAGAGTCCCTCCAAAGGCAATCGCGCCGGTGAGGATGCTAAGATCAACCGTTGAGGCAAAAACATGCAGCCCAGTCCACGTCATATCACTAGTAGCTGCGACAACTCCCGTCGCTGCCTCAGCAGCACGATCAATCGGGCCAAGCGAAACTAGCGTTGCCGTTGTGCCGTCGTAGAGCGCGAACCCAATCGGGCCGTAATCGGTATTGACAACTGGTCGGGTCGTCGCTGCATATGCCGTCCCACCGGCGGAAGCGTAGATATACGTCATGACAGGGTCGTCCTGCGTTGCTCCCGTCGTCGCAATCGCTACGTTTGTCGCGGCTCCCATCGTTACGGTCGCCGCGCCTATCCACTGAGTATGAGCAGTCCAAGCGACCGCCGTCGTACCTCCTACCCCAACGGCCATCGTAACATTTGTTAAAGGACCGTTTCGACGACAGAGCGTTTCCTGAACGACATCATCAACCTTTCTAGTAAAGTGCTCATACCCGTGCCAGAAGCGGTTGCCTTGAACTGCCCCACCAAGACCTTGGCCATCATCGATCAGGGACTTCTTAAATTTTTCTGTGCTAGTGATGGTCATTTGCGGTCCTTCCCATACGATGACCGACCATAGGGTTGACGTCCGTAGCCGCCATAACCTAGTCTATACCAGTTAATCGGCGTCGCTGCCATTGGTGTGAACGTTATCGTCGACGCCGCGATCACCGTCCACGAAACTATCGTTGGTGTCGCCATGTTCAAACTCCCAACCTGTAACTGTCAACATTCCTTGAGCAACATCGTAATAGATCGTAACGATTCCGACAAAGTTTAAGCTCTGAAGGACGAGACGTAACGGTGTGAGAAGCTTCGTGCGATCGAAGTCGTTAGATAGAAGGTCTTCCTCTTCCCAATCCTCAGCACCAACGCTTAGTTTAAATCTTGTCGCCTCTCCCTCAAACACCGTTCCATCGAACGTTGCTCGGAGGATTCTTTTCTCTTTCCCCGGATCGCACCGAGTAACGATTAAGGTCTTTCGCCTCTCCTCAAGATCCCAATGTACAAGGGTGCTCGCTGCCTCCCCCTGCAACTCCAAAACACTGTTTGGTCGTGAGGCCCTTGCGACTTGGTAAAAGCCTTTTTTCTCTCCAATAAACGCCTCAATCACGTTTGGATCATCGCTCTGGATCTCTCGATAAATAGAGAGGCCTAGAGTTCCCGCGACGGAGCGAAACTGTCGTTGCAAACTGTCAATGCTAATAACCATAATGGTCTTTTACCATTCTAACAAGGCCCCGATAGCTTCCTTCTGATAGCGGCGGCTCTTTCTTGCTCTTGTCGCAAACGCCTTTGCTGCGCCGAGCTGACTTTTCGAAAGTTTAATTCCGTAAGTATCACGGTAGAATTTAATCAAGTTCCTAATCGTTTTATTCTTCTTTGCGCGGCTCCGATCGCTATCCTCGATCTCCGAAATCTTTTCAATTAGTTGGTATTTGGCGGAGCGGGGAGATTTTGATAGGCCCATTCCAAGACCAACAGCTTCCCCGAATGTCGTATCACGGCGATACTTCGTTCCCCCTGGAGTTTTCCAGCCCATCTCGTGTCCAATCTTTGCATCAAGCGCACGCCTTAATCCCGGAATGACTCCTGATGCGAGTAAAAAGTCTCCTCTCTTTCCCGCGTCAAACAATGTCTGAATCGAACTCGCCGTCGGACCTAGTAACCAACTTGAGTCTGTCGGAACATCTCCAATCGAGAACATCTGTTGTGTTGAAACATCCATTCCAAGAACGCGAGACAACGCCATATCCATTGGACTTCGGACAAAGAGCTCCCTTACTTTAGGATCAGCATCGTCAAAGAGTCCCGACTTCTCCGCTATATACTGCAATGCGGCGATAGCAGGAAGCGCTCCTGTTCCGGCGAGTGCAACTGACATCGAGAGCATTCTCGTAAACGGTTTGTAATCTCCTGTGTTATGACCAATACGCCAATTTTTCATCAAGGTCGAGTAGTAATGCATCGGGAATGATTTGAACTGAAAAACCACTCTAGCAGTCTTCCCCTTCATTGCCGCCGGTCTGTTGTAGGAACTGTAGTTGAATGCGATATCGTCAACGACTCGTGAAGCGAATAGATGAACCTCAGTTGGGTCAGAAATGTTCTTAAGGGAAGCCTCTGCCAGCCCCATATTATACGCGGCGACTCGCACCATCTCCTCAGACCAAACGGCGGGTTTCCCTATTGTCCCCTCTATTTTACCTCCCCCTGCTCCAGGCATCTCCCCTGAAAACCACGGCTTAAATGACGTCGCACCGGCGTTCCGCGCCCTTTCCCGTCCTTCATGGGAGAATGTCGCCTCAATCCCAAACTTTACCGCTTCGTTGCTTACCTGCCCTGACATCAAAGCAATCTGAGACAGGTTTTGAAGCACAAAGCGAGGATTAAGATAAATCTTTGAAAAGAGTTGTAACCTCATCGCCTCTGTTGCGCCATCCTCAAGATCCCCAAGTATCTCGTATAGACGGGCAGGAACCACGCCGTCTTTTTTAATCAAACGCTGGATAAACTCAGCTCCCCGAATCACCGCTGACTTCCCAATGTCCATATAAGGAGTGGCATTTTTGATTGTCTGTTCTCTTGTCCACTGTATAAGGAATGCTTTATTCTTTCCTTCCGGATCAAATTTGCCTCGCACAGGCATTGCATCAACTTGGGGGATCACAACGTGCTCCATAAACGCCGAGAGAATCCGTGCGTTCATTTCGTTAAGGCCGTCACGCATTCGATACTCAGGTGCCTTGCCATCGACAAGACCAAAGTCACCTCTACTTGTGCTTGCTCTGAAGTTCTTCCTTACTAAGTCATTTCTTAGCCCAAGCAATCGCTCAAGTCCTACCGCCGCTGACTTCTCAAAAAACCTTTGCTGCTTCTTAATCAATGGATCAAAATGCTCAATTTTTTGCAGATCAGCGGCAAACCGCGCGTGCGTTCCATCACGGAGTTGCTCAATACTGACTGGATCAGCCGTTGCAGGACCAACGTAATCACTTGGGTAAAGGGATATCTTCTCGACGCCAGCGAACTCTGCAATAGCCTTAAGATATCTATTAGTCCAATCAGTAGCTCTTTTCCAGACTTGGCGTTCAGCTTCTACAAAAGCCCTAACCTCAGGCCGCACCATGTTATAGGCCTCAGAACGCGAGATTGGAACACTCGTTACAGGGTTCGTCTCGTGTAGAGCAGTATGATATTCAAACATTATCCGAGGGTCTTTCCAACCAACTGGATGATTAGCGCCAAGCTGTTTAAATGCTCGTTGAATATGAGCGAACTGTCCTCTCACAATCGCCTCATGACTCCTGAATGGATGCACGACATAGCGGATTGCCTTATGGGCTTCGCTTGCATAAAATGCGCCTGTGGCGAGTCTAGCAAGCCCGCCGATGCTTGGGTTTTGTGCAAGGGTTCGATCCCATTTCTGCCTATGGGCGTCCTGCTCAAACTCGTTCATGTCAGGAATGCACATGTCCTCTTCAACGGAAAGCGAAGGAGTGACGCTAATTCCTTCCTCTTGGCGTTCTCTTTCCTTTTTTACCCTTGGCGAGTATGACGTCGGGTCAGGATAAGGTAACGGTCCCTTAAGAGGTGAGTAAAGAACCTCCATAATCCGCTCCCGATCCTGCGCTACCTGTGCCCCTTTCTTCCACGCTGCGTGAGCATAGCCATGATACTCCGCTTGCTGAGCCATCAGATAACGATCTTTTGCCTCAATCACATCAAGGCTCTCTGCGTTTGGATCAGCCTCAAGTTTTTTCATCTCTTGGAACGCAGCAGTAGGATCAGCTTCCCTTCCAAACTTTCCCGTTCCAGGGAGTTCAGTATAGCGACGGCCTTTCTTTCCCGTTACCTCTTTAATGCTAAGGCCAAGGTTTGGAAATTTTCCTTTGATAAAATCTTTGGCTTCAAAAGTCTCAGTGCGTTCACTAGGAAATAACGTCCTACCAGACTTACCTCCTGGGAGAACAATCTCAGAACGAAGGCCCGTTTCTCGCTCGACTATTGAGTCGACCATCTCGCCAAAGTATCTCTCAGGAAGAGGCTTGCCCATTGCCTCAATCGCAAGGGTCTGGTGGATCTGCGCGACGTCGTTAAGGGGAATACCCCGATCATAGGCATCATTAAAGACTGCCTGGATCGCCCTCTTTTCATACGGGTCGTCCCAATACTTAGGTTCATCAGGCATCGGCGCGCGATAACCAGGATCAGGAGGGTCATCCCTAAAGGCTTTCGCGTGCTCTCGCTCATGCGCGACTGTAAATTGAAGTTGGCGTCGAAGAGCTGAGTTAGGATGATCAGTCTCAAGACGTTCGAGCTGATCGCCCCGGATTAAAACATTCGGAATGCCCTTAGCAGTTATACCGCCAGTGAATTCATCGACTCCAAAACGCACACCCTCAATAGCGACAGTTCCATGCTTATCTAAGGCGTCACGTAACCTTGTGCCAAACTCTTGGGAGGAGAAATCAATCGGACCTTCAACTTGAGGAAGCTCTTCAAGAGAAGGAACAATGACACGCTTAGGCTGCTCAACGGGACGTTCTTCTTCTGCCCTCTCCACGAGGTTATCAAGAATCTCCCTTACAGGATCAGGGGGTCTCTCCTCTTGAACGACTTCAGCCCTTTCTTCAATCGCTTTAGGGTCGACAACCCCTTGCTCTTCTATTTCCTCAGCGACGGTTTTTTCAGGAGGCCTTCTAGGATCAAGCCAACCCTTTCTGCTTTCTGCCGCATCCCGAAGATACTTCTGTGTCGCTCGATCTGCTGACCAAGTTTTTGGCCCTTCCTGTTCAAGCAACCCTCTCTCAACAAGTCCCTGAAGTAAGTCGTCTTGCTGTGCCCTTGGTGTCTTTGTAAACTCAGGACCAAGAAGTTTTCGAAGATCTTTTCGTCGAAGAGTTTGAGGCCCTTCATATCGAGCCTTCTCACGAACCCCTTTAGCCCAATCACGGGCTATCTCAGGAGTTAAGCCTTCAGAGGGAAGTCCTTCTCGCGCTTCTTGTATCTGCTCACGAGGGACACCTTCCGCCTCAGTCATGCTTGATAATTCATCAACATAGCGACGAGAAAGTTTATTAACGAACTCCTCGACGTTGAAGTCTTTCCCTTTATAACGTCTCCAGGACTCCTTTAATCCAGGACGTTCCAGGAGTTCTCCTTTAACGAATTGCTGCGCCTCTTTATGACGCCCTCCATGAATAAGACCCAGCGCGCCCATAACCACGCCAGAGGCGATGATGTCATCAGAGTCACCTCCCGTTACGCCTGCCTCAGCCATTCCGTAAGTGCCAAGACCTATCATTTTCCCAAGTTTCGCTTTCGACCAAGCCCAAGGAAGCTTGCCAAAGCCCCCCATAGCAGCACCAAAAGCTGCACCGTGGGCCATCGACGATACAACATCGCCAGCAGCAACCTCATCGCTAAGAGGCGCTTTGAGCGCCGACGGCAAGCCAAAGGTCAAAGCGGAGTGGATCGTCGCGCCGACAATTGGCTTACGCGCCAACATCGAGGCAAACTTTGCCATTCCGAAACGCCCTGACTTTGCAGCCAGCCCAATCCCTTGCGAAACTGCCCCACCCGCCATCGCTAACTCAGCAATGACAGGAGCAGCACCGAACGCCTGCCCAAGAACCTGATCCCCAAAGTTTTCTGACGGAACATCCCCAAGCAATCTTGTGTATTTGAGGGCCTGCTCAGCGCCAAAGATCGACGCAAGTTTCTCCATTCCAGGAACCATCCGTGACGCACCTGCCATGAAAGGACCAACGACACGGGTGAGATAACGATCATCAGGGCTAATTCCGAAGACTTCTTCCATTCCGGGCCCTTCAGAGACGGCCTTGATCTCTTTCTCTCGCCCGTGGCGCAGCATTTGATCAAAGACCTGATCGATCCTTTCGTCAGGATCCTTCCCTCTCACCTTCGCCGGAAAAGTCTTGTTGTACTTCCAAAGCTCAAGTTTCTCCATTGAATCAAGATCCGGAAGGAGTTGATCAAGAAGAGGATTTCCGTAGTATTCAGAAGGTTTCATGCTATTTTACGCCTATTCTAATAGTATTTAGATATTCATTTAAAAGTCCATCCCGTCCAGCAAAGTTGAGGATTTGATGACGCTCCAAGACAGCATCTAGCTTTTCCTGGGTTAAACTGCGTTGCCTAACGATTTTGTCGATTTCTACGGCGCGCTCCTTCTCGTCAAGGTCAGTGCGCATTAAAGTATCGATGTAAAGCTCGTCATGGTCCATTAATGTCTTGACATAAATAGTCGCCATCGTGCGGTCTAAACGCTGAACGCCTGTTTCCCCTAGCATAAGTTGGATCTTCTGTTGATCCTCAGCGAGCTTAGCCTGCTGATTTGCAATATCTACTTTCAATCTTCGGTCGATTTGTGATTGCTCAAGACGTATAGCAAGTTCGTCCTTTTTCTGGTTAAGAGTTGCTAAGAACTGATCTGTGTTCTGCTCAAGTCTTGCCACCTCATAAGACGACATATTATCGAATTTTTCTTGCGCGAGAAAGAGCTGTCCTTTCTGAATCTTAACCTGATTTTTCTTCAGACCGATATCTTTGGTTGCAATCTCTTTTTGAACGTCATGCTCCCGAATCGTCTCATCAAGCGTAGCAGCGCGATGGCCTTCTAAACTTTCTTGAGAACGGAACGAGAGCCCCAACTTCTGCACATCAACACCCTGTTGATTGAGCCAACGAACGTGGTCTTCGTTGAACCCTCGCTCCTTAAACGCTGCTAACCAGGCAAACCTCTCTGCTTCGGGGATTTCCTTAGCTTTTGATTTCCCTCGTGCTTGCGAAAGCCCTGTAAAATAACCCGTTCCAAATCCTGCCGTTTTAGCGATCTCATCAAGACCGGAAAGATTTTCTGTTGCGCTCAATGTTCCTGGGACATCTTTCTCAGTCTTCGTCAAGAGCTTTACAATGTCAAGTTGATCGTCGGATTTTTCTGCCGTTTCAACAACGTCAGTCGCCGTCTCTGCCTGCTCTTCCGACACCTGCGCTGCTCTTTCCTTCTCCTTCTGATCATCCCTGGCAAGAGCGATCTTTCTCTGCTCTGTCGCTAGGCGATCCTGACGCTCCCTCTCCCTCAACTCGAGCTCTTTCGTTCTCGTAGCGAGCTGGATCAACGAAGGAAGGATCTGCATCCCGACGTTTTCAGGCTGAGGTAAGACTGTTGGAGATACTTGTCCGCTAACAGGCATGATTCTTTACCCCATCATCGAGGTGATCAAAGGCATAATCGAATTAATCAATCCACTAACGTTTTGCTGACCAGGGGGAAGGACGAAAGGCTGATTTGCAGGAGCAACATCGCCTGGAGCGGTCGTTTGCATTCCAGTCGCGCCGAGGAGGCCCTGGAGCAAGGTTGCAAGTCCTTGCTGATTCTGCGCCCCTACCTGCCCGCCGATGTTACCGAGGATTCCGGCGGCGCCAAGGGCCTGCTGTCCACTGGCCTCTCCCATCTGTTGACCAATCCCTAAACCGCCAAGAAGTCCTTGGAGCTGGGTTTGTCCCATCTGCTGACCAACCCCAAGAGCGCCCAAAGCATTCTGCTGACCTGCAAGACTAGCCCTCTCTTGTCGCTCACGGCTAGAGGCAAAGATCCCCCCCATTGCTCTGGTCAAATCCTCGCTCATCGCCTCACCTAAGCGGCCTACTCCCTGCTCCGTCCCTGAAGAGAAGAGCATCTTCCCTCTTCCCCGCATGAAGCCGCCCATTTCCTCGCCGAAGGCTTCGCGGATCGCCGGCGCGTAAGACTCCTTAAAGAGTTTAACATCCTCAGCTGGGTCAACCTGATAGGCGGGTTCGCCTGAAAGCATTCCTTGCAAGGCACCTTGAACACCCTCTGGAAATTGCGTGCCTCCCTCAAGCAACCCTTGCAATGCTGATGTAACGGAGGGATCATACTCTGGCCCGCTAGCGGCGCCTTGAGCAATTCCTGCTCCTGCTTGCTGTGCAGACGTTGCGCCCGGTGTGAAAGCTCCTCCTCCGAAGGCGCGTTGCTGCCCAAGGAATTTTAACAGTTCCTCAAGTTGAAGAGCCTGTCCGCTTGTTTGAGTAGGAACGCGAGGGATGTCTTTATAGGTGATCGGGACGTTCTTGAGAGTGTAACCTCCCCCACCTCCCCCAAGAGACTGAGTAAGACCCTTAATCGCCGAAGCAACCTTTCGAGTGGAGGTGTTAGATTGCGTCATTAATGGTGAACCTATAACACCTGGATTTTCAGCATATGTGAACGTTCCAGGGCCGCCCATTGTATTTCCGCGAGTTGAAGGAACCCATTTACCTGAGCGTGGATCTTTAGTCATTCCTCTGTTAAAGCCACCTCCCCCAAGAGTCGGTGAACGACCCCCACCTGAACCCGAAAACGACCTCAATCCTGCTTGTTGAAACGACGTAGGTGCCGTTCCTGCTTTAGGTGGCGGGAGATTTCCCGCTCTAAGGGCTGTGGCGTTGAAACTTTGCTGTCCCTTCAGTAACTGAGCCCGCTGTTGTGCTGTTAATTGAGCCATCTTTTTATCCTACGTTAAATTGACATAACGGATCGATCCATTTATCTTTGTATAGAGTTGGCGCGTAACGCCGCTTTCGTAAAGGATTAACTCGCCCTCTTCGCATGTTGTCGCAGACGGAATCGTAGCAGTGACACGTCCTCGTGAGATTTTCGACTCCTGGGCAGCAGCAATAACAAACTTTCGTAACCAACGACAAACTGCGCTTGCCCAAGTTTTTGTGTCATCTTGAGAAGGAATAGGAACATTCAAATCAAAATTTGGAAACTTACTCATTGTGTAATATCATCCTTTGAGGCAAAGGGAAGGATATTTGAAATCTCAGGAAATCCTGTATTCGTGCCAATCGCAAATCTAAGAAATAGATACTGACTTTGAAGATTTGGATAAAAAGTTAATCTCGTCACCTTTGCATTAGCTGTGGCAGAATGAACGGCATAAAGACAAGCAGCTCCCCATGTAACACCATCAGCTGACGAATACATTCCTAATCCACAGGTTTCGTCTGTCCTCGTGCTTTGCACGTCAACTTCAACAGCTGACCAATTAGTTCCAGGACCAAAAGCCTTCCATGGCCCTATGTCAAGAACAAAAGCAATACTAGAGCCAACAGCACCATCCCAAGGTGCGTCGTTTCCGTCAACTCCTGTGACAAATGTTTTTTTTGCCGTTGACGTGCCATAAATAAATTGACCCCACTGTCCATTACGAAAATCATTTCCATACGCATATCCTGCAGCGTGATAATCACCTTCGGACCAGACACCACGATATAAATCATATACAAAATAATTCGCCGGAATTGTATCAGTTCCGTCAGGATAAAAGACGTAAACAAGATTTCGTGCACGATCAAAACGAAAAGAAATTAGATAATTATATGTCTTATTTAAATTCGTTCGTAGTCCTGTAACAATCGGATCACCGATACAGGAAAGATTTGTTCCTCCCTGGTATTGATAGACATTATAATCAGCACCAAGAAAGAAAATTCCTTGATGCGTTGTGCACGCAGCATTAGCAAAAACACCTCCGAATTTGATCGGTGTCTCGTATGACCATTCATCATCTCCACCAACAAAGAAAATTCTTGATATTGCATTCGTACGAACTAGCCAAATCTCTTCGCTTATAACATCCCAAAAGATAGGCCATCCACCGCCATCCCAAATGTCAAAATAATTAGCGAGCCAATTTGTATCATACGTTCCAACATCAGCCCACTGAACTCGCGCCATCCATTGAGCGTGATTATATCCTCCTTTTGCCGAAGATCCTCCAACACAAAGAAGGTAATTATTCAGCGTTAAGTAAAGGTGCGTATAGGGAGCATCTGCATGGATAATTGTCGGTCCCGCAGCACGATTCCAGTGCACAGGGTTAGAATATCCACTTGCAAAAATCGTCGTCCCATGAAAATCAAAAATACTTGGGGGCCAAACGACACTTGAAGCAACATTAGCGTCTGTTGCACTCTCACCCCATGCCGGTGCTGCAATTCCCCAATCCCAAAAGGCTAACTTGCAAGAATTTATCCCTCCTAGTTCATAACAACAAAGAGCAAGCCGTTCGGGATTTGCTACTCCTGCTGACTGAAAAAATCCAGTTCCAAAAGCTAAAGGAGGTAGTGTCAACGTCGCGCCAAAAACAATTGATCCAGGTCTTTTTATTACTTTGCCGTCCTCAAAAAAACAGTTTCTTGCACCCCCGACAAACTCCAAACCAAGCGCCCTTGTTGAAGAACGATAAAGTCCTTTAGGCGTGATTGGATTCCCAACAGGGACATGAGTCTGCTCTGATCTCTCACCCCTCGACGTCAAACCCCATGTTAAAGTTTCTTTTCTCATTGAGCGTTGAACTCCCCAATCCAAGGTAAGATCCGCCTGATTCGAACCGTCGCAGCGTGTGAAGTAAAACGAAGCTTCATTCTCTCACTTGGCTCATGGATACTAAAAATACTCCTATTAAATACTGTTGCGGACGCTGGAGTAACCAAAGTATCCCCTATTGCTCCAGTCGTATCATACCAAGCCGTCCCTGTCATCGAATATGCGATCCGGAACGTTCCACCCTGACTCTCTAACAACACCCTGTCCCAGTCGACTTCAAGAAAGGGGAAGTGGAACCATCCACTCTCTGTCATTAACGTAATCGCAAATCCGGCGTCTGTATTCTGTCCTCCACAGCGATAGGCCGTTCCATTAATACTACTTAAAAGAAGGCCTCGAAGCGGAGTATTACTAATATTCGATGAAAGCAAAGCCCCGACAGCGTAGCCGCCGTGGTAGAATTTCCCAGGCGACCAAGTCTTAAATTTAAACGAATAACGCCAATATTTATGAAAACGCTTCGTTGATGCTGTCGGAACGAAGATATACATAGCATCTTCATTCCATACGTAAACCATCGTAATGTAGCGAAAATGATCTGCGTAATGGGCGTCTTCGATTTGCTGCCTGATTTCTTGCCAGACTTCCTGAACGCTTTGACCGTCAAAAGCCCAGAAACGGAAATCGTCGCTAAGAAAGAAAAGTCCGTAAGGAGTCATTGCATGGCCACGGAACGACGCGCCCCCAATCCCCGATACGGGTGTTTGATAGGCCCACTCATCTCGCCCACCAACGTAACTAACAAGCGAGATTGCATTTTGCCTTAACACAGCAAAGGTTCCGTTTGGGAGCTTCTCCGCTGCAAGCACGCCCCCACCATCATCCTCAAAATTGAAATAAGAGTCGTTTGACCAATCGGACGTGTTTCCTCTTACTGACCAGCCAATTCGCACTGATGGTTCATTGTAACGCTCACAACCAGCCCCTGTAGGAGCATCAACGTAGATTCCGAAAGCAAGGAGATAACCGTGAGAAGCTCTAAGGATTCCCGTTCTCGGCGCGTTTGTTGCATCGGCGAACGCCACGCCGTCGTGCATATTCGTCGCGACTAGCACTGTTGTCGCTGCTGTCGCAATGTAAGTCCCCTTGCCGTGGACGTAGACAGCCGTAGGAGGCTGAAGCAAATTACATGTCGTCGTCGCACCCGTTGCATCCTCAACCCACGCCGCCGTATTCCAATTATAAAACGCTATAGATGATGCCGTAAAAGCAAGCGTGGTTTCTTGAACAGTTGTCCCATTCGCAGCAAATGTTCGGGCAAAGCCAACCGGAGTCGCGGCAAGCGTGGTGCCCACAATGGCGTATCCCCGGCGAATTGAAAACCATTCACCATCAAAGATTGCATTGGTCGAGGAGTTTGAGATCTCCGGCCCGTGCACGCCGTCGGCGGGCTGCGCCGTAACCGTTCGAATCGTAATCGACGATCCCATTGGTGTTTCGATCTGTTGAAACTCTTGCATCAGATCACCTTCATGATTCCTCTGGTTTTTTCTCTCGCTGACGGAAACAGTTTAATCTCAAGAATCTCCGCCCTTGCATTATGATACTCTCGTTGCTTATCACTCTCTCGATGAAGACCGAAAAGAAGCTCAAGCGTGCGATGAACGATCAAGTCATCAGCATGGCCGATTGGGATTGTATCGGTTCCTGAAAGCTCTGTAAAGTAATGATCAAGATGTAAACGAACAGTGTAAGTCGTTGCAGTTGGAGGAACGATCCAGAATTTATCACCATCAACCGCCCACTCTCTTGGATAACTCGCCGTCATGTTCGGAAGATTTGGAAATCTCTCATCAAGCTCACTCTTCGTCATTGGATTAGGAAGCTTTGTAAATTTCGTTGTGGTTTGTTCTACAATAAGGCTTCGGGCAAATTTATTACTTGAGGGGAATTGGAAATAGTGACTTCCCGCTGATAACACTCCCCGATACGTATCCCTAGCCTCCTGCACTTCGTGCATAGCGACGACGTTCTTGATCACCTGATTAATCCAGAAATAACGAATCGACGCCGCAATATCAGGACGTTTAAAGACCGCCGTTACTTGAGCGTCGATTTCGTTAAAAGTCGTCATTTTTTAATACCCGTAATGGTCTTTAGGTTAAGGAGAGGAGCTGACAACCCGGTGCTATCAGCCCCCCTTCCTTCTCCTGAGAGGAGACACTACCCTGGGATCGCCAAGGCAGTTTGGTGAATTACCTCATGTCAAACCAACGGACATAGATGTTTCCATATCCTCTGGTTGCCGCCAGCGCCGATCCCGCCGCGCTAATCTGCAGCGCCACCGTCGCAGTGGTGTTGATAATGATCGGAGTTCCTTGAATCACACTCGTCGCAGCATACGCATAGACTGCCGTTGCTGAGCAGTCGATTGAACTGCAGAAAGCGTCAGTGTCACCAAGAGTTCCAACGGCAACGACCATAGCCGTTCCTGCCGTGATTGGCGCAGCGAAAATCCGTGTGATTACCATTCCAGGCCTAGTCACAAGCCCTGTATTGATGATCGTCCCCGCCTGTGACATATAGGGGATCTTCGTCATCCTCTCGCCGTGGAACGAGTAGACTTCGATCATCATTCGATGATCACTCCACGGATAGATGCGTTGTCTGCCAAGATGACCACCATCCATGGTCATTAGAGTAACATCGTAAGTGCCCGCTGCAGCCCAAAACTCAACCTTCTCCGCTGCGTCGAACACCGTCTCCGAGATCGGGTTTGTCATTGCAGTTAGTTGATCATCGGAGTAGATAGTCGCGAGGTCCATGGTTCCCATGTCGTAGACCCAGGCCATGCAGCCTGCGGTTCCGGCGTAACCACGAGTTTCGATGGCCTCGAACCAGAACTTTCTTAACCCATAGTTCACGAGATCACCTCCTTATGCGTGGTCAGTGCCCGTAGGCGCCGGTGCAGAGCAGTCCATGCAAATGCACCCGAGGTCCTTAGAGTTAAAGCGAGCCTTCTTAAAGCCCCAAATCCCACCAACGGCGAATCCCTGCTGGCGGCCGTAGTCAAAGGATTTCTCCCTCCACCACTGCGCCTGGATACGCGCGTAGGCAGCAGCCTGCGCTCCGAAGAAGATTACACGGCTCGCGGGGAGATCAGTGGCCGCTCCGTAGTTAGTGAACATCTTGACCCTCGGATGGCTGTAAACAGCTACCGAGTTCCACCAACCCTGGAAGAACGAGTCCCGCTTGAAAAAGGGCATCGCATCCCCTTTTCCCGTATATGCCGCTTGATTCGCATTGACCCACGCCGCATCGTCCCATAGAGTATATGCGTTGCGAGGATGGATGACACAGACGTGTCCTTCCGTTCCCCCCTGCACACGATAGGGTCGAACAATCGGGTCAAGCGTTTGCGCTGAGTAGACGAGACGGTCGATTTCCTGTGTCGTGAACGTGTCACCCGCGGTTAGGGTAATCACCGACGCTGCATCACCGCCATACATCTGGTGAGCAGTGTCAGGAGCTACGGGCGTGTTCGCGAACGTCTCTCCTGTATCCCCGCTCATCTGGTTGAAGATGATCTGATCCATACGCTGAGCGGCCCAGTTACGGAGCAACTGCTTAGCCTTCAGTCGTAAGTTATCAGCCTGCTTTTGTTCCTCCATGTATCCAGCCAGACGAATACCGTTACAGAGTTCATCTATTGTCATCTCCATATCGTATTCGTCGAAGTTTTCTTCACTTCCCTCCAGGGCCGTCCCGGAGGTGACACCTGCGCCGTCCAACTGCATTGTAAAGCCCCACTTGATCGTGTCGCCAGGCTTTTTATTCAGCTCTGTGCGAATAACGATCGGAGAGAGCTCGGACGTTCCCATGAACCGTGCCCAAAAGACCCGGTCGAGTCCTTCCTTCCAGGTCAGGGTCGCCCATTGGGTTGGCGTCAGGTTGGAGTTAGCATATATTAACGCCATAGGCGCGTTCTCCTACCTTTTGCCGTGAATAATTAGTGCTGCTTGCTGCTCATCGTCGAGTTGTGAGAGGGCATCCGCAGTCATGGCGGTTAAAGGGGCCTCTAAGGATTTTTTTGAGCCTTTAACACGCCGTGGAAGCGTCTTTGCCTTTGCAGCACGAGCCTTCGTTTCCTTCGCTTTAGGATTCTCCCCCTCGTCGGCAAGCCCAATTTGAAAGGCCGCCTCGAACGGGTTCGCTGAGGAGAACAGCCGTTGGTGCAGGCGCTTATCGGTCTGTGCTTTCTTCATGACCGGCCCTGCTATGGCGTTGAATCGCTCAATGGTCTCAGGCGACCCAGACTTTACAATCGCGAGCAGTTCCGCAACTGAATAAGTCAGAGCAGTCAGGTTGCCGAGATTTGCATCGTTGAGCTTCGTTAAGTTCTTCCTCACATCGGCGACGGAAACTTCATCAGCATCATCAAGCTCGCCAAAGTCGAACTCCAGGGCTGCAGGGGGCTCTGCTTCAGAGACGGCCTGAACAACCTGAAGCGTCTGCTCAATCTCTTGGCGTGCGCGACGTTCCTCTTGCAACGCAGCTTCGAGCTTTACGAAACGATCAGACTCCTCATCGTCGTCCCCATCTTTCTCCTCTTCAGAGGAGGTTTCCTCGCCCTCGTCGTCATCTTCAGCGGCTTCATCGACGACTGCCGTTGTATCGTCGTTCTCGTCCTTTTCCTCTTCTTCATGAACGAGGTAAGTAGGCTCGTCGTTGTCAGGCTGAAATGCCTCTTTGGTTCTTTCTTCTACCTTGTCTTTTGCCATTTCAATCTCCATTTAACGGATGAATCCGCGTTGTGCTAACCTTGTTGGTTAGCTTTTGTCTGAGCTTCCATCATCTCCTGAAAATCCTGCAAAATTTCTTCCTTATCGTGAATTGGAGCCCGCTTAATCAATGCCTGGGGTGGTATCATCACACCCTGTGTTGCGAGTTCAGCGAGGGCATAAAATTCGATTATCTCAGCAGTCGGACCGCTCGGACGTTCATCAATAACGAGCTTGTATTCTCCATGAGTGAGATCGAGAGGGGGAAGTTCCATTGCATTCTTATCCCCTGTGATACGGAATAAGTCTTTTGGAGCATAAAATTCCCTGAAATAATTGATCATTACCTTTCCAAGTTGGTGGCGAAAGATTCTGACATTCTGCAGGAACTCCCAAATCATCGTTAAACCACTTGACTGACGAAGCGCCGCTGCTTTTCCACTCTCATCAGACGATGCCGCAAAGCCTTGCATTGAAACGTTGATCCCAGAGAGAGTATCGAAAAGCTCTTGGATCGTTTGAATGATCTGAACAAGGGCGATGGCTGGTTGCATTGGAGATGCAAACGTTGGAGGTGGACGGCCAAACTTATACGGTACGCGAACGCCAGGAAAACTGCCGATCTCAAGGTGCTCCTCTGGATCAGTCAACGAGCCGTCCTCATAGACAACAGCCATCTGCGGATGAGCATTGACGGCATGGGCAAATTTCGAGACGAGCTTATTCCACCATTGCTGAGGATCCCTCATTTCTTGAACAAGGCTTTCACAACGACCACTGTCGAAGGAGAAGGCGAAACGGAGAAGAGGAAAGATGTCATCGTGAAATGGGTCTCTCTTCTCTTCAAGAATAAGATTACCGACGGTCACGATTTGACTGACAATACTCTTCTCACGAACAATCACATCAACGGCCTCACCGGATGACAGCATCGCTTCGGCTTTAACGGGATCAAAAGCCGTTTGAGTATTTCCCTCCCGATCAATCAAAATCCAATATTCGACGTTTTCTCGATACCAAGTATCGATAGTCCTTAACTCTGCGTTCGCATCATACTCGCCCGCATAGGGCAAAACGCCGGTGGTTGCATCTTCAGTATAGCCAGTCTGATCCCCCTCGACGTAACTTGCATCAGTAAGACGATATTTGCGCCCTTCGTCACCAAAAGAGAAAGAAATAAGGCTTGCAATGTCGTCTTTGTCAATATCGTATTCGTCTCGGAGTTCACCAAGAGTTTTCAACGTAACAACATGAACACGGTCGGCATCTCGAAGAGTCATCGACTCATGACGAGGATCAACAAAGACACGGAGAGGGTTGATTCTCTCAAATGATATTCGAGGTGAAAGATCATCATGGACGTCAGGAAGACAATACATCCACGCGACGGAGCGCGCGCCTGCGTCGGGGACCATTTGAGTAAATTCTTCCTCAAACCCTTCACTAGCAAACTGGCTTTTTAGAGCTTTCGAGTAGAGTGTTGAGACAGCATCCGTCCCCCCAGAGGCAGTGAAAGTAGTGACGTCGAAACGGTTAGTCTGAAGATACCCGTTCAAAAAACGCATCTTAGGCTTTATCATGTTAAAGGTCAGAGCAGGAGCGCCCTTAGCCTTTAACGCTGCGACGTCACTTGCTTCCCACTGAGCGCCGTGGTAGAAATCGTCATCCCGAAGTATTTCTTTAGTCTTCTCACCCGCAGCGCCTTCAGCGAGACGGAAGAGATCCTGGACACGTTCAGCACGACGTCTTTTTTCGTCAGCCTGAGCCATTGTTTGCCTTAGTCAGCGTAAGTCGCCGTTCGCGCTGCGATCGTACGAGTTGTCGTTGCCGCAACCTCAGCATCAATAGTAGCAGGCGGCAGGCTGATGTCGCTGTTCAGGTGCGAGATATCGTAGCGGGTGATTGAAGCTGCGTCGATGTCCCATGCGCCCGGTGTGATTACGGTAGCAGCGGCGGTGATTAAGATCAGTGAACACCAGACTATTGTCGTACCTGTCGAGACAGGCTGAGCAGCGAGACCTGCATTAGTCCCTGCGGTTGCTCCCCACTGAGCAGCAGCCGTTCCCCCTCCTGGTGCAATACCAAGAGCGAGCCACATGAAGGGGATTCCGTTTCCGATAGATCCAGGCGCGCCAGTGGCATCGGAGAGGCTCCAAAAATTCGTGGCTGTGGCCATCTGACGGATGTAACCATCGTATTTGTACTGGAACGTGCAGCAAGCAAAACACGTCCCGTTCGCCGCGATGGTCGCGATGGCGCTCTGAGCAATGGCGACTGAAGATCCTCTAGCACCCATTCCAATCGTGCAGCGCGTCTGTGTGAGTTGAGTTGACCGCGCCGCTTCTTTAAAAGTTGCATGGTCGGTCCTTAGCTCATTCGCGAGCGTGACCAATCCCGTTCGATCTGCTAGGGCCGCGAGAGTGTCTGCTAGGATTGCGTCCAGATCCGCACAGAGACTTTTAATCCACGGATAAAGTTGCCCCTTCACCCAACCTTCTGCCATTGCTTTATAAAACGTGGACATCGTATTCTACCTCCCTTAAATCAGGTGAGCAAACTGCCGTACTTCTTTCCCGTGTTCTGTAGCTTCTTGAATGTCCCGCATGGCACGTTCACGTAAGCGGTTCATTGCAAAATATGGAATCGCAATGTCGTAATAGGAGAGTTCGCCCGCGGTGCTATCAGGATACGAAGCATTTTCTTCTTGGGGAAATGTGCCTTCCTCGAGGTAATTCTCAAGGATCGTAGCGAGCCTCTCTATGTTGTGGTATTCGTTAACGAAATCTCGCATCTCTTTAGGTGTGATTACGCCACGCCCCCAAGCTAATTCGACCACTCCCTTTGCATGTTTCGGTAAGTCAAAAAAGAAGAGCGGCGCTTCGTCACGATGTTCTTGCTTTAACGCAAAGTCATAACCACAAACAACCGGAATCCCCTGCGCCATGCACTCAACAGCGAAGAGCCCATACGTCCCTGTTGCATGAGGAAAGGCAACACGGGCGTGCTTAGTTAACTCAAGCACTTCACTTCTTGGACGCCCTTCAATCAGGCGAAATTCTTTTCCCTTACAGGCATCCTCAATAATCCCGAAATTCTTTTTTCTCCTATCCGTCGCCGCCACTACAACATAGTCTTCAATCTCGTCCTCGTTTCGAAGCGGCCATTCGTCAAGAAGTAATCCCGTATCCCAGTAAGGCGCAGCGCGAGGGGTGAGAGATTTAAGACTCGGGGGAACGAGCCAACCGGAGAGCAAAGGATCAAGCCTTTCGATTAACTTACGCTGTGTTGGCGTCTGCTGAGGCGGACGTGGACAATCCACGCCGTTGTAATACAGATACCACCAGTGAAGATGACTTTGTGCTCGAACGTCCGATCCCCAAACTGACATTAAGACAGTCTTTCCCTTCTTTCGAAGTTTCTCAACATCCTCGTAAAGAGGACGATCAGGGTGAAAGGCAATGCCAAGAGGGGGAAAGTTGTAAAATGAGCACATGAAATCGAGAACAATCACGTCGTATTTTAATGCGATTTCAAAGGCTGTGTCTGCGAATTCCTCAACAGGAATTGTCAAAGGACGCATGATCGAACTTTTATAACCCAAGTAATTCGGGAAGTAATCGATGCCATCGGCGCAGTAACCTCGCTTTTGCAGAACAGAGCAAAGCTGCGTGCTGTTGCCGGCGGTCACGAGAGGAGCAAACAAGATGCTAGGCTTCGATGATTGCGTCATCTTGCGCCTCCTTTGTGAAAAACGTAGGCACGCCGTCAAGATCACGGATCATGAAGGTATTTGAATTGAACGGTTGTAACTCCCTCACAGGCCAAGGAACTTCTGTCGCACAAGAGAGATAAAGCTCAACAAGATTTTCCCCTGCATGAAGTAAATGGGGGAGGATCATCGGGAAGCGGCCAATGTTGATCTCAGTTACTTTCCATCGCTCCTCGCTGTCCTGCTTTAGGTCAAGATTCCAAACGCCGTGAGGAAGAGGTTCAACAGCGCAGCACGCCTTTTCGGAAGCGTCATAGGCGTCTTTCTCGTCAATTGAAACGGTTAGAGCCGGTGTTGAAGAGTGCCAACCTTCCCCTGTATCACCAAGGAAGTAGGAGAGGCGTTCAAGAGCACCCCTGAACATTAGTTCACCCTCACGCCAAATTAGGGTGACGTTCATATCACGTCCAGGGAGGAACTCACAAAGGAGAAAGTCACTAATCAACTTTCCTTCTCTTCGTTCCCAAAGCCCGATCCATGCCATTGTGTCATACCAAGAGAGAACCTTCAGCGCGCCACGAGAGCCAGAGCCTTTACGTAGGCGGATAAAGAGTGACTCCACCCCAGAAAAAACTTTCGAGATGTCATTTTCACTTTCAAGAGGGCAGAACCAAGGCGTTGGCGCGTCGGTCTCATAAAATTGTTCAGTGTCTTGACAGACCGCAATGGCCTTCTGCGAGGGAAGGAAAGTCTTCGGGAACATCTCAAGCTCTCGCAACATTCCACACGCATCAACCTCACTATCGTTCGTCGGAATGATGACATCAATTTTCTCTTCCGCACAGATGTCACCGATTACGTGCCCCCATGCTCCTAATTCCCTCGCATGAGGAATACAATACCTCGGCCCGAATTCATGGCGCATCAAAACGTTAGGATCACAGTTCGTTCCGACAATCTCACCTCTCAGCCCTGAGCAGATCGCCCGGGCTCCTGCACCTCCTGCTCCAGTAACTAACACTCTTGGTTCTTTCATCGTTAATCCCCTCTCAGGTCTTTGATCCAGGTTGTCTTATCAAGATGCTTAAGAAGATTAAGAAAAGCCGTCCGCACGCCGATACCCTTAAAACGAGGAATATCGCTAGGCTGACCGTTCCTAATCTTTGTCGCTACTGATACGTAGTCGTCGTAACTTCGTGTATTCATATAAACGTGGATTGGATGAAAGGCAAAGATTTGAACTCCCCCTCGCCTTAGCAATTTCGCTTGTGGAAAAAAATCTGGTTGATTAGAATTGATCGTAAAAGAGTCATCCCAGCAAGTTGCAAGTCTTTGTAGGGTTGCTCCTTTCCACTCAAAAGTAAACGGTCTGTCATAATCCAGATCAGGAAGATGAAGTGAAACCTCATGGGTTATCTGTGTCTTTGCAAGAGCCGCAAGGATTGGAGTTGATTGGAAGAGAGAATGTGAACGAGATGATCGAGCATCAGGAGCGTTTCGAAAAGCTGCTTTCAGCGCGTCGCCAATCCCCCCTGAAGCAAAAAGCGGATGAATTCCTCGCTCGAAAAGTTCATGATCGAGACAAGGCATTGGATCTGTGAGGAACCAAGTCGCCTTGAGTTCACGCTCGATTAAAAGATTAGCGACTTCTTCGACAACAAATTCCGGCGCCCAATCAATATCGAGGCTTATACACTTCAAGTTCTGTTCCGTCATCAAGTATCCTCAAAGCAGGAGCAAAGAGAGTCGTTTTCTTAATTACGAGGCCTGCCGGAACGATTGCTCTATCAGGGATGATTGACCCTGCTAGGATTACGGCGTTCGCTCCAATGAAACAGTTGTTTCCGATTGTAACCGGCGCGTTTCGATATCCCTGTCCAAACGGTCGATCAGAGATAGCCCATCCGACGGTATCGTGACTATAAACATGGACCCCGGCGGAGATGGAACAATGATCACCAATGGTGAGACCTCCGGCCCCGTCGAGAATGACGAGAGGGCCGATCCAACAATCTCGTCCAACAGTGACGTTGTCATAAACATAACTACCCTCGTAGATTGAGGTGCCTTCTCCAAAACCGTAAATCTGAGCCCTTCTCCATCGATTAAGGTTAATCTCAAAAACAGGAAGCCAACGATTCCAAATCTCGTGAGTCTTCTCCTGTCGCATCCTCTGTGCTTCAAAAGCGTCTGCCATTTTCCTCTCCTCTCAGGATTTTTCCTTCTTTTTACCCTTTCTTTTTAAGCCGCCATCCACCCTCGAAGTGCCCCACTAGTCTCTGCATATTGTTTCCTAATCCTTCCACGATCCTTTCGATACCTTTCAGCGACTGGATTAAACGATTGCAGAACAGGTACAGTGTTCTCGAAGTAACGAACATCATCGCAAGCATGATCAGGAAAGTTTCCGTCAGGTTTCTCGGTCTTCTCATCCCAAGGCAACGCCGCCATTTCATTTATCGTATACTCAAGATGCGACATAAAGAAGCATTGAGGCGAGCCAAAGATGCCAGTGTAGGGGTTGAAGAGATCTGAGCGAACAAGTAACCTTTCATTCACTCTTTGCACGCCGGTATCAATTGTGTTGATCGCAGGCGTCCAGGCAATTCCGTTATCAAAATAATCTATCGCAACGGATGAGACCTGGTTGTTCTTTGATTGTGATCGATGGAAGATCGACGGATCAGCAATATCGGCGGCATAGATCTCTTTGTTTCCATCCGTATCAAATGAGAGCTCGATGATTCTTTTCGCATTCTCTGAAGGCACCCTACCATAAGCAACGTATTCACGGTAGTAAACCGAATAGCCCGTATCAGGATCACGTGCAGCCCAGATGCAAACCGTCGGATCAATCGTTTGCCCGTGGTCAAGAATTCGATACTTCGGCCAATACGCCGGAATCATATGAGGCTTAACAACGTGAGTTTTATAATTAAAATCGTAGACCAATCCAGCATATGCTTCGTAAGAGGCAAAGCGGAATCGCTCTTTCATTCGATCCGGAAGCTCTTCAAGAGTATCGAAATAATCTTCAGGAAGGTGCTCTTTATTGACGTCAGTAATTGCATCTACGCAGGTGCGAAAACGCTTCGTGGTTGGGTATTGACAGAACGTTTGCCAGACACCCTCAACGCCATCAACGTCCCAGATCAATCGTTTATCAGGATTGCGATGGAAGTGATTCCAGATCCAATTATGCCCGGCAGGGTTATGTGTGATGAAAGATTCTCGGACCGTTCCGGCGTGTCGCGCCCGACCTCTCAGGGTAAAATACGCCTCATCATCAATCTCTTCAGCCTGATCGATCCCAAAGAAAGAGAGGTTCAATGATGCAAGGTCGTTATAAGATTGGCGACTGTCAAGGTGGCGAAAGAGAACCTGAGTGTTTTGCTTTCCTTCAGGCGATGCTAGATAACAGATATGGCGAGAGTCGTTGCGGCGTGCTATTACCGCAGGGGGCACGATGGCGTAGAACTCTGTCATCACCGTGTCTTCAAGCTCTTTATACGTTTTCCTGCAGAGAGCGACCCGCCCTCCTGGATTCAAATCATGATGCCTTAGCGCACGAAAGACCAGCGCCGTCGTCTTGCCATTCCCCCACCCACCCCCGAAGGCTGCCTCGATTTGCTCGGCCCCTACGGCTAGGGATTGCGCGACGTTGAATTGGATCTCTTCATCATACGCAGTCGCCATCTCTATTACCCACTATGGTCTTTAGCGATTCTTGCCCTTACCTTTCGCTAAAGGGGTTTTACAACCCCCTCTTCCTTTGTTTGCTCTCGTTCCTTTTCCGCTTCCGTCTTTCTTAGGCTTTCCCTGAGCCATGATTTTTAATCCTTTCTTAATCCCTCGCTCCCGACCTGCCGCTTACGCGACGTTCTCATCTTTCCGGATCGGGACAACCCTTCCCTGAGCCTCTTCTTGCGAACCTTCAATAACCCGAGGCTCTTCCGTCGGGGGGTTCATAAACACCCTGATTGTTTGCTTAACGTTTTCCTTCCCTCCCGGGGGATTTGCCAGCAACCCTAATAAATCATTGGCGGATCGGCGGCGCGTGTCTGGGCTCGACTCAAGATCATCTCTGATCGAAACAAGCGTATCTAAGCACGCCGACGCTTCCCCTTTTAACCTCTCCGTTAGATCGCCTTGCTGATCAATAGCTTTCTCTCTAACCTCTTCAAGCAGAAGCTGAAAGACCTCCCCGTTGATATAATTCGTGATCGTCTTCTCACCAACCCCGATAATCTCAGCCGTTCTTTTATTCGTAAGCCCTTTCGCCTTCAACATCGCGATCTCAAGTCCACGACCCCTGAACGCAGTTTTGATCTCATCAAGGCCAGTCCTTCTCGCCCCTGACTCAATCCCTTTAACCGTCGCGATGAGAGCGTCCTGCTCTGGTGAGTTCATAAGAGAGACCTCTGATGTTTACAATTATCTTTATGTTAAATGGTTTGATCTTAAAAGTCAAGCTTTAAATTGTTCGCCCTAGGGACTATACCAGTCTTTCGTTCGACCCTAAAAGTCTAGAGAGCAACCAAGAGGGTTTTCTTCTCTCCGCGCGGATAGGGGGGGGGGTCTACCCCTTTGTCGTAACCTTTATCGTAGTCTTTGCTGTAACCTTTGTCGTTACCTTATTTGAGACTTTGTCGTATGACTAAACTTTGTCGTTACCTTAACGATGGACCGCTATGCCCGGCCAAGCATAACGCTAGGCTAAAGAGCGGGGCGCTGTCACTAGCCGCCCCGTTGGTAGGCCTTGGTGTTGGTCTTTACATTCGGCGTATGGGCCATAGTGTTTCTTCAAATTCACGCAGGCAATGAAGCACTCGAAGCACCTCAGGGTATAGCTTGCCGTCTTCACCATAGCTTGCCTTGTCTGCATATAGCATGTTTATTGACGGGGTGATAAGATCATTCATTTCCTTTAGTGTTTCTTTAATACTCTCACTCGGTTTGTATTCCATTGCATTCCCCTTTTGGGGTGCTCATTGCTTGCAACACCCCGTTGATCAGCGCTTTGGCGCTTTTAAGAAATCAGGTCGTCGCTGACAGCCGCAACACCCATGCTCCTGGACGTCTTAGCCCCGGCGGGTTTGCCATGCGTCTTGTAGGAATCGGCAATGGCATCTGCCATGAATTCCTGCCGAGCCTTGTTTGCATCGGTCGTTGAGAGAAGAATCGAAGCGGCCGCGTAAACTGGGAGTTGCTTCTCGGACGGGCATGATTTCAAGATGTGCCTTGCAGGGACCGTCCATTCGTGCTTAATCTCGACAGGTGGGCCGTTCAAAACGGGGATTTTCGTATTGGTGGCGACTCGGACTGGGAAGGAACCGACTTCAAGCTCTCCAGCCTTGATTGAAGCCTCAAGGTTTGCAACGACCTTTGAGTTGTTAAACGACGCGTGCTTTTCCCCAGCTTCGGTTTTCAACATTGCCCACATGGCGGTGTCACTTAAAACCTTGTTTGCTTTTTTCAAGTCCATGGTGTCTCCCTCTCTCTTTTGGGCTCTCGCCCGGGTATTGAATGGTTTTAACCTTTTCCTGATTACACAAGCATTCTACACTAAATGGTTGGGTAGAGTCAAGTAAATAATGCGGATCAAAAAGGCAAGGGGTATTTTTTGGGGTCCGGGGCTGGGGATTTTGGGGCTTGTAAAAAGACCAGGCGGGTGCTAAGGCATGTGGCGGGGCCAGGGTAGGTAAGGGGGCACGGCGCACCGGCGCGTGCGTTAGGGCGGGTTTGTTTGTTTGCTATACAATGCAAGGGATTATACCTTACCGAGACTGTAGCATATAAGTGTTTAATCAAGTGTTTATACCAAGTTTTGGGTTTTTTGCTATAAAGCACTGATTTTATTATGTTTTTCGTTAACAATAACAATTCTTGGTCTAATCACTGGATTAAACACTTAAAACGCTTTAAACGTTGGGTTTGCGGGTTCCCGCATTGATTATACTAACCGTAAGTCACTGATATTATTAAAAACCCTAAGTGTAAACTGTTGTACCCTAGGTTCTATGCTTTTTTTTAATCAGGGGTGCTTTGTCATGAGAATAAGGGTCAAGAGAAGAGCTAGAGAAGGGGTGTTGAAAGGGAAGTGTTGAAAGGGAAGTGTTGAAAGGGAAGTGTTGGAAGGGAAGTGTTGAATAGTTCTCTTTCTTTTATATATTATACATTATTATATATATATAATTAATACAATCTAAAGATTAATATCTCTCTCTCAATTCTTACGACTCCTCACTTAATCTTAAAGGCTTGGAATAGGCAAATCCTTATTTCGGCCTTCAAAAAAAGAGGTTGAAGATTGCAAGGGGTAGAACCTAGCGTACAACAGTTTACAGTTCGTGATTGTAATAAAATCAAGGGGTTATGGTGGTATAGTCAAGGGGTGAAGCCCGCAAACGTAGAGTCTAAGGGGTTTTAAGTGTTTAATCCAGTGATTAGACCAAGAATTAATCCTAATAACGAAAAAACCAATGAAAACAAAAGGTTAAAGCATTTTAGGCAAAATATGGTATAATCAAGGGGTTAAACACTTATCTCCTACAAAACAGGTTTAGTATTAAAAACAAAACTTGACAAGGTGCCAGCCCCCTATGGTATAATGCCTTTACAATAAGGGCATAACCAAAAGTCCAAAATGGGTTTTAGCTTGTTAAGGGGAAAAGGGGAGAAAAGCAATGGCATACGTCAATCCGAATTTCAAAACAAAAAAGGCGCTCAAGGAAGCGGTCGTAAAGGGCGAGGAAGTCACAATTTTCCAACCAGGCGGAATGTTCCCTCTTGGAGAACCTTTTAACGGCTGGTTTAATATCGAGGGACCGCACTATCCCGAACCTCATCGATGGTATGGAGACGTCAAGACCAACGACGCCGGGCATGTGGTTAAGGTGAGATAACACAAATGAACACACTCGACACAAAAACTCGCTGTAAGTGTGGAAGTCTAGGGAGAATTTCTACAGAGTATGTTGTAGGGAACACCAAATATGTAGTTAGAGGGAGACTCTGCGAAGTCTGTTTAGGTTACTTAGAAGCATTAGAGAAAACATCTCTTTCAAGCGAGGAAATTACAAGTAAACTCGCTGATTTCCAGGGGAGACAGTGCAATGATGCAAGCCTTAAGTCAAGAGATGGTGATTAAAAAGAACGCAAGGCCTCTAATCAGGGCGCTTGCACAATTTGACACGGACGGGATGATAAAGCCATTCACAGCGGGGTTCGTAACACCCCATGAGATTCAAGCGGTAATGGAGAGTCTCGAAGTCATTATTGGCGCGGCAGTTCTTGATGAGAAGAAGCTAAGTGCTCTCTTGAACAGCATTCAGTTGATTCTGAAATATGGAAATGTTGGATGTCACTGTGAGAACCGTGACGGGCGCTGTATTTATCTAGGCATTGATCAAAGCACCGGCGCGCCGATGTGTAAGGCGACTGGGAGGGAGCTTCCCAACGAGGCATATTCCTGCTTCCTAAGCACAAAGGATAGAACGGCAAAAGCACCCCTTCCCATTACGGGTGCTAGGCCGCAGGTTCAAAAAATCCCAAGTGATCGTTCAGGGAGAGTGACAAAAAAAGGAAAAGTGTATACTCCGGTGGATGATGATATTTTATCTTGACGAGAAAAGGAAGGAACAATGTGTTATTTCAAAAGGCTATCTTCAAATTACAGCGAGAAGGGCATCGGTGGGTCGGTGTAGCCGCTCGAAAATCCTGTCGAGAGGCCAACGGACGGCTCTCGGAATAGTTTAGGTCGAAACCTGAGGGCCGGGAATAGTAAGCTCGGCCCTCCTCGCTAAGGACAGCCCCTAAGGAGACTATCATGATTTAAGAAAAAGAGCTAGCCCCGATTAATTACAAGCCCCGGGGAGCAATGAGAATAACCAAAACTCCCCGGGGTATTGACCGAGACAAGCTCCCCAAACCTTCAGAGGAACAAGTTCTCAGTTACCTCTGTTCCAAAGTGCAGGTTAGGCCCGACTCGGCGGGAAGGTGTGAGGGAGCAATAACACCGCGTATGCGGCACGGGAAGAAAGGGGAGCTGCAATGACGAAACAAAAACTCAGAGAACTCCTAAAAGAACATAGCATTACAAGTGTTCTTGACGCCTTAGCTTCGTTAGCTAAGGATAGAGCTCACACTCTAAAGGACCAAAAATTAGATAACTGGGAGAAGCGTTGTGTTCGCCTTTATAGTCTCATGGAGGAAATAGACTACGCCTCGGTTGGCTCTAATGAACTTTATTCCGCAGACAATCATTTACAGTAAAAGGGAGCTGCAATGAGTGAAGGAAAAGACACTAGTCATTTAGGACAGGTAGGTCAATCGCCAACAGCCCCCAGCAATATTGAAAATGATGTAAAAACGTTCGAGTTCAAGCCTCTCAATGAAAGTCCTGTTCGGATTTCAACTGAATCTCTGACTGAAGAGGAACAACCTGAAGTCTTTATCTACGTGATGAAGACTGCTAAAGGCTCTCGCTACATAGCCACGTTGACCCTTTCCACCATCGCGGGCATGATAGAGCAGAAAGCATACGGAGATACACCCGAAAAGGCGGCGGCAGGTGTCCTGCTGAAAATCAATCTTCTCGTTACGGACGTGAGGATTGCGTTTATACGATAAAAGGATTGAAAAAGGTCTCCAGCTGCCCCTCGGAGTCCTCCCCAACAACCCTCCCCTGTCTCTGAGGGGCTTCCATTGCAACAGGGGAGGGTTTTTATGCAGGGTGAGAAGGCAACGCATAAACTTGGTTCAGGGAAGCGAGCGAGAAGGCAATGACCTTCCTGGAACCTCGGGCCTTCCACCTTGCCCCAAAGGAAAACCTTTCTTCCGAAATGAAAACCTTTATTCGGGGAATGCACGACACCTGGGGACTTGACAACGCAAAGAACTACACAGAAATGTTAATTGAAGATGAGGACTAACCTAATGCCTCTCATCGTACCTGACCCAATCCAAGAAGCATCGAAATACATCGCGGGGCGAGCAGCGCGCCGAATTCATTCCCTAGGCTGGTCACTCTGGCTATGGAAATGCCTTGCAATCGGCGGCTGGGCTTTTACTCTCGTCCTTGCAATCAGTTACTTCCGTTTCTGGTTAAAAATTCAAGGGAGTTGAGCAATGGATTCTTCTGTGATTGTTTGGTCAAAAGGAAACACGATTAATGGCTTCATCGAAGGGTTCAATAGCGAAGCAGCGATAGATGCCTTCGTTAAAAAGGAGACGGCTCGTTATTTCGATACTATCCTCTCAGTATATAATCATCATGGATGTGATATGCTGCACATCGGTGAAGTCTCGCTCTTTCCTCAACCAGACATCTCGATGATTTACATTGCAGGACCGTTCTCTTCAGATCGAATCCAAGGCACAGCCAACGCTGAAGCCGCTGGGGCAATTCTTTTCGAGCACGGAGTTCATCCTATCTATCCTCATCGTGTCGGATTTGAAACGACTAAACTTAATCCAAAACTCGACGATTACGAGCGCTGGATGGAATATGATCTTGATTTACTCCGTCGCTGTGATGCTTTGGTCGTTTTAGGGGGTTCTCGCGGTGTTCAACGTGAAGTTAACCATGCCCGTCGAGAGGATAAGCATGTCTTTCGAGGGATAAGTGAGGTGGTGAAATGGAAAAAATCGTTGACAAAATTCTAAGTGTCGTGAAAGAAGAGCTTCTTCGGAAGAACGAAGAATATACACGCGAGGGAGAGTATCCCTTTCAGAACATTCTTGACAGAGCAGCAATGTTAGGAACAACACGCGAAAGGATTATTGCCTCAGATTTACTCAAGAAAACCTTATCAATCGTTCAACGACGCACCTCTGAGAGCAATCTACTTCTCCGCGTCTACATCAAGATCATCAACTACGGCATCATTGGTATCGCAGTCTTATTAGAGCGTGAACAAGTCACCCTAGAGGAGGCCCTCGAAATTCATGGAAATCACAAGAACACTACGTAAAAAGAAGTGGTCGACGAGGGACCGGAAAAAGGTCCATATCCTGCTCGATCCTGATGTATGGGAGTTTTTCGACAAGCTCTCTCAAGACCCTGAAGACCCCGAAGCTGCAATCTACGGAAGGTTTTCAGACCTTATTCGGCAAGCGACGAGGGAGTTTATGGAGAGGGAGAAGGAAACCGATGCCTTTGCTAAAGCTGCTGACCGAGAGAGGAACCTAGACCCGCTTAATTCATTGGATTAGAAAGGAGACCAATGAAAGCCAAGTGGAGGACCATCCAGTGCCCAGCATGTGCAGGCTACGGACTTGTTTCAGATTACGGGTATTTCGGCACAGATTTTTATGGGGCGAAAGACTGCCCTGACTGCGGAGGCGCGGGATACCTTTTCATCCTTCCTGGAGGTCAACTTGCAGCATACCCCGGCGGGCCGTTCTGCGGCTCCTGGCCGGGGGCGTATGAAACAGCAAAAGACCACAATGGTCAATAGCAAAGGAGTAATCCGTGACGGACGAAAAGAAGACCACCCCCGTAACCTCGGCATTTGAAGAGATGGATTATGATCAGCTTCTCGCGGAAGTCAAGGAACTTCATGCTAAACGAGACGGGGTCGAGATTCAAAAGCCAAGGACGACGAAGGCAAAGAAAGCAAAAAAGGCAAGCACTTCAACAGGGGTCGATGATGATATCCTTACCTGAGAGGATTAAACAATGAAAGACGCATATCTTCCTTGGGAACCGTCCTTTCCTTCCCGTTGGGATAACTCCCAACTCGAAGAATCGCGCCGTTGTATGCGGTTGTTCCTTTATCGCTACTGCTGGCAACTTGTCCCTTTGAAAAAAGGCATTGCCCTTGTCTATGGTTCTGCTATTCACGCGATGCTTGCTGCTCTCTATACGGGTCATCCGAATCCAATCAAAGCTTTTGAGGCTACGGTGATAGAAGAAGGCTTTGATGATGCTTCTTGGGATAAGAAACGCAATCCTGAAGCTGCCCTCTCCTATCTCAAAGACTACGTCGCAATCTTTCAGAACGATCCTCTTATTCCTCTCCGAGTCGAGGTAAAGCAATCTTTTCCTCTTGACGAGCACGTTTACACAACTAAAATCGATCTTATCGGGAAATTCGAAGAGACCGGGATCGTTGCAGGGCTAGATCATAAAACGACCAGCCTCAACCGTAATCTTTTTATGAAAACTGCCCCACTCGCAAACCAATTCGCAGGGTATGCTTGGGGGCTCTCGCAGATATTCGACACGACGACATTCGGCTTTAATGCCCTCTACGTTGGGGTAGCATCGCGAGACCTTCGTTTCCAACGCTATTATCATACGTATTCTGATGCAGAACTTCATGAATGGTTCGCCTCTGTCCTTTGGCGAATTCAAATGCTTGAGAAATTAAAGCATCTCATTCTTCAACCAATCTTTTGGGAGAAGAACGCTCCAAAAACCTGCTGTGATTATTTCTCCCTCTGTCCTTACCAAATAATCTGTGATAACGTCGAAGATTCGAAATATCTCATTGAGGATAATTTTAGGCAGGAACTTTGGGAGCCCGACAAGGCAGATGACGGAGCAGAATGTAAACCAATCACCTATGTTCCAGAAGAGGTTGAACCAATCGAAATGACTAAACCTTTCGAGGTAAAGAAAGCCCCGGTGGATGATGCTATTATTTCGTAAGAAGGGCGCTAAAATAATTAAACTCTTTGAGAGGAGGGAAGAATGACAGCATCAACAGGAAAAGGCTCAGGTGCGAAAGGCACCGGTCCAGCAATCGGCAAAGCAGAGCAAGCCTGGACACCCGAAATCATCAAAGCCTCGGATTTACCATCTCAAGACGTCACCATTATCCTCATGGGAATGGTTGCCTCTGGGAAAACACACGCCGTAGCATCCCTAAGTGCTGAGATCCCAACCCTCATCATCAATTGTGACCAACACACCGAGGATCTTAGGGTTCGGTGGCCTGACGCATCCGTGATTGAGATCGTTCCTGACGAACTAACCACGACCAAACCTATCATTACAGCTTACAGTCACATTATGCGGACGATTCAACTCCTCATCCAAGGTAAAGGTGCACTCGAAGAGGGCGACGAGCCATTCTCAGCCTTCGTCATCGATCCGCTCACTCCGATCATTCTCTGGGCACGGAACCATGCGAAGAAGATGGTTGGGAAATCTCCTTTCGAAGCGACCTCTCAGCCTGATTTCGGCAATGAACAGCTTTACATTGGACGATTACTCCAACAATTCAGGCGCCTTCCTGGGATTAAAATCGTCACTGTTCACGTCGAGAAGGAGTTCGAGGCTCAGCCTGACGGGCGCACGTTGCCGAAGTTCCTTCCGATGGTCACGGGGAAACAATCTGCATCACTCGGGGATGGTTTTGGGGAAATCTGGTTCGCAACCACGCAATCAACAGAGAAAGGAACAAACTTCGTTATTCAATCGAAGACAGGCGAAAGGTTCACTGCCCGGACAAGTGTAGGTCTGCCTGACGGGTGCGATAACGACCTGGCAGTGAATCTCCTTCCTCTTCTCAGAGGAGAGAAGAGTCCTGGAGTTAAGTCAAGAAGAGGATAATCATGACCAACGAAGAGATGAGGAAATGGATCGACGAGGCGTCTTACGAGCGACTCCTCGGAAAGTGGCGTTTCGCTCCTCCAGGCGACCCATTCTTTCAAGGAGACACCGGAAAATACTACAGCGAAGTTATGGCAAAGAAGCGAAGTGAAAACCCTGGCCGTCATGTTACGGCGAGCAAATCCCTAGGCTGGTAACGACTTGGCAAAGAACCTTTTGCCTTTGCTAAGGAGGGAAAAGCAATGAGTTCCGATTTTTATCCACTTGCAGCTTTCACGATCAAAGACGGCAAAGAAGGTGTGCTCCAATTCCCCGGAGGCTGGGTAATTACCGCGACGGCGAAAAAGACCACAAGTTTGCCCGGAAGAGCACAGATTAAATTCGTCCTTACCCATAACACGAAGGAAAAAGCGAAAGGAGAGCTTTACGTCGCAAGTAATTCAGAGATTCCCTTGGAAAACCAAGAAATCACCTTCGGAACCGACTCGGCTGACATACGGATCGAGGTCGGCGACGAGTAATTAACGAGAGGAGAAGGAGTAATGGGCGACGAGGAAAGGTTTGACGAGGAAAGATTCTACGTGGGCAACGATGAGTATCTTCGAAGCAAAATGCTAAGGTTCTCAATTGAAATCGCCTGTGCCCGTGCAATGGTTGCACCTTCCGCAAAGGCCATCACGGAAGATGCCCAAATCCTTTATAACTTCGTCAAAAAAGGAGAGAAGACCGCGGAAAACTAAACCCTAAAACAACAACCCACAAAACAACGAGGAGACCCTGAAATGCCAGTAAAAAACGGACTGGACGACGAATACGCCGCTGATCTTGAAACTACAGACGCAATTGCAGACCGGCTCGACTTCGAGCCTGACGACCCTGACTTGCTCACCACGGCTATTGAAGCCGGTCGTGAGGTCAAACGCCTTCCTTGCGGGACATTTCTCTTCCTGATCGAAAGAATCGACCTGGGCAAGACGAGAAAAGACAACCCGATGCTTTCCTTTCAGGCCACGTGCCAGGAGCCCGACGAGGATGTCTCCGGTAAGCGAGGCTTCTTCATCATCGCCTGGCCTTTCCTTCCCGGCAAAGGCATGTCGGCAGACCAGTGGCGGTCGCTCTGTCGTGCGGTCGGCTACGAACCAAAGAAAAGGGTTGTTGAATTCACCACCGAAGAGCTCGAAGCGGCGTTCCTCTCCCAAGAGATCACCCTGGATGTTACGGCTGAATGGACTAACGAATACGGGAAGCAAAATCGCTTCGCCGTTTCGAAGGTTCAGCTTTAGGTTCTGCTCTCACCAAACAGTCATTTCATATAGGTAGAGTCTTCAGGGAGGGCAAACCTGCAACGGGGGCGCCCTCCCTCTTAAGGAGGCAAAGAGTGAAAATCCCCGTTGATTCAATTCTTGTCGGTGAACGCTATCGCCAAACTTTTCTAGCAATGGACGAATTAGAGCGTTCAATTAAAGACTACGGCCTTCTCCATCCTATCGTTGTGAGTAGAGATCCCGAAAACTTAAGTCGCTTTATTCTCGTTGCAGGGGAGCGTCGCCTCCGTGCTGTTAAAGCTCTTGAATGGGAACAGGTTGATGCCACTCTTGTCGAAGATCTTGACGAACTCGGTCGTCGGGAGCGAGAACTCGAAGAAAACGTAATCCGAGAAGATCTCACCTGGCAGGAGCATGTTCGTCTAATCAAAGAGCTTCATGACCTTAAGTCTGAGAAATACGGAAGAGCACGCCGAGGCCGTGGAGGCTTCGGTGATCGAGCGATCAATCCCCCAGGTGTCCATCGCTTGAAAGATACCGCTGCAATCGTCAACGCTCCTCGTTCAACAGTTACCCGCTGGATTGAGATCGGCCAACATCTCGCCGATGGGGATATTCCTGGCCTAGAAAAAGCAACGCACAGGCGGGACGCTCTCAAAATGATTGAGGATAAGAAACGCCATGACGCCGCAGCCGCCCTTGTTAGGCAAATGAAGAAACTCCCCATTAAGAACGTTATCGTTCATCACGGCGATTGTATCCCTGCCTTGAAGGAGTTCCCAGACGAGCTTTTCGCAATGGCGGTTCTTGACGGACCCTACGGTGTCTCAAGCGATCTCGCACACTTTGATGATTCTTACCAAGCATGGAAAGATTTTTACACAGCCCTTCTCCCAATCCTCTATCGCACAGGGCAAGAGCAATTTCACGCCTATATCTTCGGCGCGGGGGATTACGAACTTCTTCCAGAACTTCGCGCAATGGCTCGTGATGCTGGTTTCGACGTTCCCCGCTATCCCATCCACTGGTTAAAAAACAATCATGATCGAGTGGGGAACTTTCGCCTTGAATATGCACCAATAACTGACTGCATTCTTTTTATCTCCAAAGGCGGAAAGATGCTCAATCAAGAATTCTCGCGGAATATTATCGACGTTCCGAGCGTGCCTGTTCCGCGCCGCTTAATTAAAAATGAGAAACCAATGGGGCTCTTAGAAGCCCTAATCGAGAACTCTTCACTCGAAGGCGATTTGATTCTCGACCCTGCTTGTGGAGTGGGTTCGGCTCTGATCACTGCTGCAAATATCGGGCGACGTTCGATTGGCTTCGAGAAAGACGATGATACGTTTGGGAAGTTGATTACGAATTTAACCCTTTGGGCGGAAAGATTAGAGGTGGACTGAAATGGAAGTCCTTCACCCAAACTTAAAACGTCAAATCATCAATATGCTCAAGGGCTTTGGCGAATTACCTTCTAAGCAGAGGCAGCTCACCGAAACGAGAGAATTGCTTGAGCCTCTTAAGGCCTTGATCGATGAAATCATCCCAGAGAAACGCTCCGTCACGTCCTTACCTAACGAGGTCGCCAAGAATATTGATTTCCTCGATACTTACGAGTGGAGTGATGACGAGATCCTCTTTGACCTCTTCCATCTCTATCCTAAAGAGCTTGCGTTTCCAAACGGCTTTTACGATGCGCGTTTCTTTCACCTCATCGCTTACAACTCAACGACGATGAAACGCCGAAACTTCGGACGTAATCATGATAAGATCAATCTTTGGAAGATTCCTTGCAGTGAGCTCAAGATTTTCGCTGACGGATCAACACTCTTAAAACTAGAAACGCCCTTGGAAATTCTACCCGGACAACTTGTTAGCTTCTCGGAGGTGAAAAAGTGAAAAAAGCAACCGTATTTGGAGGAGCAGGCTTTATCGGCTCCGCTCTTATTAAAGCCTTGCACACCACCGGCGAGTGGGAAATCACTGTCGTCGACGATCTCAGCAATGGGTCGTTCGATGAGCTTCCTGATGACGAGCGCTGTCAGCACCATAGAATGGACATCTCAAGCAAAGAACCACAACCTGCTTACTTCATCGAAGAAGGCGCCGTGGTCTTTCTTCTTGCGGCCATTCCACTCCTTACCTGTGAAACTGACCCTGCACGAGCAATCAAAGTTAACATCAAAGGTTCGTGGAATGTCTTTAACGCCGCCGTGATAAAGAAGGCATCACGGATCATTTTCTCATCGTCGGCATCAGTCTACGGGAATATTCACGCCCAGAGTAGGTCATACACCGATACTAAGGACGGACCCATAAACAATCGTAACGTCTACGGCGCGACAAAAATTGCGGGCGAGCAAATCCTCCGTGCCGTTCATGATCAATCAGGGATTCCTTTCGCTTCTTTCCGTTACGCCAACGTCTACGGGCCCCGAATGGAGACATCAGCAGGCACAGTCTATACAGATGTGATCACGCAAATGATTAATCGAGTCAAGGAAGGGAAGGCACCGAGTATTTTTGGCATCGGCGATGAGACGTTTGATTTCATCCATGTTGATGATGTCGTGAGGGTGAACATCCTTGCTGCAACTCGCAGCGCTTCTGAAAGTGAGCAAAAAATCTTCATCGCCCTTCCTAACACCGAACTCGACATCGGAACAGGAATCGGGACATCAATACGTGAGCTAGCAGAGCTTGTCAAAGAACTCATCGATCCGACTTTAGGAATCACTTATCTTCCGGCGCCTGAAGAGCGAAAGGGTCTTGTCACAATGAGAGTCCTAAACCCTCGCCCTGCCGTCAAGGCACTCAGATTTAACAGCATGGTTTCGCTTGAAGAAGGGCTGAAAAGGCTAATCGATCCAAGGGAGAATCCATTCGGTAACATCGTAGCAACCAAACCTTGGATCACCGAAACGAACGAACCGATCCCAATCGCCAAACCCTGGATCACTGACGCCGATATACTCGCCGTTACTAACGTCCTTCGATCCGGCTGGCTTGTTCATGGAGATAAGGCCAGGGAGTTTGAGAAGCAACTCGCCGATTACACCGGCGCAAAGCACGCCATCGCCACAACCTCGTGCACCGCAGGGCTCCATATGCTGCTCCTCGCTGCTGGTGTTGGTCCTGGAGACGAAGTCATCGTTCCTGCCTTAACCTACATTGCGACTGCTCACGTTGTTGAATACACCGGTGCTACGCCTGTGTTTGTCGATATTGATCCTTCAACTTTCTGCCTTGACTTCCAAAAAACCATAATAGGCATTAGCGCCAAAACAAAAGCGATTATTCCGGTGCATCTCTTTGGGTATCCGGTTGGTGTCGAAGCACTAAAAGATATGATCACAATCGCTGTTGACCGATACATTCCAATCATCGAAGACTGTGCATGTGCCCTTGGTGCTAAGACACAGCTGGGATTAGCTCTTTCGCTCCACAGCGCGCACGTTGGTCTCTCAGGCATTGGTGGCTCAATCTCCTTTCATCCCCGCAAGGGCATTACGACAGGTGAGGGCGGCATGGTCATTACAAACAATGACGACGTCGCCGAGCATATCCGTTGCCTTCGCGATCATGGCTCCTTCGTTGAACGTACGGCCTTTACAACTAGCCTCCCCCCATACACCAGGCTTGGCTTCAAGTATCGAATGACTGACATTCAAGCCGCTCTTGGTGTCGAGCAGATGAAGCGTTGGCCTGAGATGCTTAAGAAAAGGAAAGAGCAAACGGCTTACTACTATCGGTATTGTCAAATAGAGGGCGTAAAACCCCCTCTAGGCAATCCAGGCCACTCTTGCCAAGCCTATGTTACTACTCTTAGTCATGATATCTCCGCCGCCAACGTCAGAGCAACAATGATCGCTGAGGGTGTTAGCGTTCGGGAAGGGACACACGCCGTTATAGAAACGGCACGATATCGTCAGGCTCTCCTCAAAGCAGGAATTAGGTCCTATGAGGAATATCCTAACGCCATCTACGCGGCAGACCAAACAATCGCTCTTCCTCTCTTTTACGAAATGACCACAGCACAGCAAGATCGTGTAATCGAGACGCTTGCAAAGGCGATAAAAAAGGAGTAATGATGCCGCACGAAATCGTTGAAAGAATGTCCAAGCTCTGTCATTACGATGAACCCTGTGCCTGCTATATCAGTGGGGGGCTTGACTCTACGATTGTTCTACATCACCTCGTTGAGAATGGTATGGCCGTAAAGGCGTTTACTGCTTCCTTCGACGAGCGGACTCTGATTGAAGATATGAAGATAATTAATCGTCTTTCAAGTCATTACAAGGTCATTACCGAGATCATTTGGATCAAAGATATCATCCCTGAATTCCCTGAAATTCAACGGCATCTCCCTCAACCTCGCTACAACGTCTGGCCTTGGTGGCTTGCTCGTGCTGTTCACGCCGATGGATTTAAAACCGCCTTCGTTGGTGAGGGCGCGGATGAGATTTTCGGAGGTTACAATGACCGTTCTTACCTCGAAGCCTGGGCAAGCCAAATCGAATACATTAGAAGAACTTGGGATGTCCTCCATGCCGTTCACGACGTCAAGATCGTTGCCCCTTTTAGTGAGCTTAATTCGTTCAAGATGGCCAACTACTTCCACCCGCCAAATAAGCAATTCCTCCGTGATGCCTACCGAGGAATTCTCCCGGATTTCGTCATCGACCGACCCGCAGAACCGCCTCATTACGCCAATTACAGATCTCTTTGGGAAAGAGAGTTGAAGAATTACTTTCCCCCTTGCGAGGATATCTCAGTTGTTGAGATTAAGCGCCTCCTCCAACTCTTTGTTACAAGGGTTTGGTTAAACGTTCATGAGATTATGGAGCTTGAGAGGAGTAACAGTGCCTTTCATTCATAAGACAGCCATCGTCGAAACTCCTGCCATCGGAAAACGCACCAAGATTTGGCATTGGACTCACGTTATGCCAAAGGTTCGGATAGGTGAAGATTGTATTTTAGGGCAAAACGTCTTCGTCGGAAACAACGTGATCATTGGTGACAAAGTGAAAATCCAAAATAACGTTTCACTCTACGATGGAGTTATCATTGAGAATTGTGTCTTTATCGGACCAAGTGTTGTCTTTACAAACGTAAAACATCCTCGGGCTGACCAAGAGCAGAAGGATAATTTCCGCACAACTCTCGTTCGCCGTGGTGCCGTCATCGGTGCAAACGCTACTATTATATGTGGAGTTGAGATCGGTTCTGGTGCCTTTGTAGGCGCAGGCGCCGTCGTTACGAAGAATGTCCTTGCCGGAACTACCGTCGTCGGAAATCCAGCAAAGGAGCTAAAATGAGAATTGCCCTAATCGGATGTGGACGGTGGGGAAAGAATCTTGCAAGGGTTCTTAGCGAACTAAACGTGCTCAAGACTACCGTAACGCGCCATACTGCAATGGATGGTAAGGGCTGGATTCAACGTTACGCTCATACTGTTGACGGCGTCGCAATCGCTACCCCCTCCGAAACTCACTACGAAATTGCCCTAGCCGCTCTTGAACATGACCTTCACGTCTTCGTTGAGAAGCCAATGTGCTTCTCTACCACGCAGGCGCAGCGCCTAGTCGAGACCGCGAAGTTTGAAAATCTAACCTTAATGGTTGGGCACATCATGTTCTATCACGCAGGATTTCAACGGCTTTTGGAAGCTCCTATTCAATATTCCAATCTTCACATTAATGCTCTACGAATCAAAGATCAAGCACCACATTATCAAGAGAGTGCTTTGTGGCGTCTCGCTCCCCATGATGTAGCGATGGTATTAAGGCTTGTTGGAAGAGCGCCTGATAAAATTATATATTCAGGGACTTCAAGATATGGAACTTTGATCCTTCTTTGGCGTCCTGAAGATATTGAAGCAACGATCAAAGTTGGTCATGCTCAGGTAAAGACAGAAAGACAATTCTCGGTTGGTCCTCATCGTCTTGTTACTTTCACCGTTAGTGACGATCCTGAGCCTCTCAAAACTGAAATGCAACACTTCATTGATTGTGTTAGAACAAGCACCTCGTCAATAACCAATGGTGAAACGGGCCTTGAAGTCATCCGTGTTCTTGCTAAGGCAGAAAGGTCTTTAAAGCAATGAGAGAATTCGGTCGAATCCCTGAACTTGAAGATGGCAAAGCCTTCAACTACGTTCCAGGCGTTGGTCCTCAAAACCCTTCCATAATGATTATTGGTGAGGCCCCTGGAAAGGAAGAGAATGAACGCAAACGACCTTTTGTCGGTTTTGCAGGACGACTACTCAACAGCCTACTTCAACGAGCTGGACTCGACACTATACCATATCGAACCAACGTTGTTAAGTATCGCCCGCCGAACAACAACTTCGATCATTTTCGCGGCACAGCCATCCTGCGTTGGAGTCAGATGGAGTTACGAGATGAGATTTCAACGGTCAATCCCCGAATCCTTGTCCCTGTTGGAAATGAATCTCTTGAAGCAATTTGCGGCCTTCGCGGCATTACGAAATATCGAGGCTCAGTTTTGGAGACTAACGGGCGCACCGTTATCCCAACTATCCATCCTGCAGCAATTTCTCGAAATCCACGATATCGGTCACTTATCATTAGCGACTTCAGAACTATCGCGGCATGTCTTAAAGGAGAATCTTTTGCGTCTGATAACGACGTTATCTTAACAAAGCCTCATTATAGAGATGTGATAGAGTGGCTTCGCTCAGCAGGCGATACAATTACATTTGACATTGAGCTTATCGGTTACAACATTGCCTGCTTAGGATTGGCAGACTCCGCTCATAATGCAATCGTTATTCCGTTTTACGATATTGAAGGGAACATTCTTCGAAACTACTTTACCGTCGAGGAAGAGGTCAATGTATGGTCGCTACTCCAGGATTTTTTCAAAACCCCACGCCGCTTCGTCAATCAAAATGTCGCCTTCGACTTGTGGTTCCTTGGAAAACTTGGAATCCGCTGCAAGCATCTATGGTTCGACACTATGCTCGCACATCATACGTATGATTCTACACAACCGCACGATCTAGCTTTTCTCACATCCGTCTACACAAAGAGACCTTATTACAAGGATGAAGGGCGCTTCTGGAAGCTAAAGGGTGACACTAATATTGAAAGGTTCTGGAATTACAATGCTCTTGACGTGCTCGCCACCTGGGAAGTTGCAGAAAAGCTCGATAAGGATTTAGAGAAAACAAAGCTCGATAAATTCTTTTACGACTACGTCATTAAGCTCGTCAATCCTGTTTTGAAGATGCAAAGACGCGGCGTTTTAATCAATAAGACGTTACGGGAAAGGCTCCGTAGAAAAACACAGAAAGAGCTTGATCTGCTCACTTTGAGTTTAAACACCGTCGCTAATCGTGAGATTAATTGGAACTCGTCAAAACAAGTTCGTGAAATTTTTTATGACGTTCTTAAGTTCCCAAAGCAATACGGTAAGACTGGGAGTCTCTCAACAGATAAAAAATCCGTAACGAAAATCTTAGTCTATCATTATGAAAGAGAGCTTCCAATTCCACAACTCCTTCTCGATTTCAAAGAACGAAGTGAGAAGCAAGCATTTATGTCAAAAGCTCTCAAGGTAGATACTGATTCTGATGGGCGTGCCCGGACTTCTTACTTAATCCACGGGGCAGGAACGGGGCGCTTTGCCTCTCGTAAATCTTTCGAAGGTTCCGGCACGAACCTTCAGAATCGCACCGTTGATGAACGTGAGATGTTCATCGCTGACCCAGGCATGGTAATGTTCCAAGCCGATCTTACCCGAGCAGAAAATTGGCCTGTTGCAGCACTTGCGAACGACTATGCTTTGCTTGATCGCTTGCGCGCCGGCGTCGACCTCCACACCTTTAACGCCGCTTATATTTATGGAGTTACTGAGGAGGAGATTGCTGAGGAACACGAACGCTCAAAACGTGGGGAGATTCCTGAGAATAAGACTCGGCGCTTCCTTGCAAAGCGCGCCGGGCACGGCTTTAACTACGGTATGGGAGCAAAAACACTCCGCGATCTTATCCTTCAGGACGATTACACCTACCCAATGACCGTCCGTGAAGCAGGATTTCTGCTAAACAAATTCAAAGCAATTTATCGCAAAGTGGTTATTTGGCAAAATTCAATGGAACGGCACATTCAAGCAAACCGTGAGATTCGCTCACCAACAGGCCGACGTCTGGTCTTCGCGGGGCGAATAGGCTCTCACGAAATCCGAACAGGACTTTCATTCATTCCCCAAGATGTCGTTTGTTGGCTAATTGGAAAGGCGTTAATCGAGCTTGATGAAAAAGATCAAATCCAACCATTGCCTTTGTTTCCCTTGATGCAGGCGCACGACGCGATTATAGGGCAATCACCAGAAGAAAAGGAAGCCGAAGCCAACTTTTTACTTAAAGATTCAATGGAACGAGAGATTCGGATCAACAAGCATGAGTTTACTATCCCTGTCGAGATAGGATGGGGGAAGAATTGGAAGGAGGCGAAATGATAGAAAGTAGCCAAGAAACTCTCTGCATTAATTGTAAACAGCCGTTTCACAACGATGACTTTGTTCACCCTATCTTTCAACGTGATACCTTTGAAAGTAGGGATGGTATTGTCATATCACAGAGTGGTATCTACTACCTTTGTCAAAACTGTTTCATAGCAAAGCAACAGCTCAAAAAACAGAAGGAGAAAGAAGATGCCAAAATCACATAAGAGAGAAACCGTAAGTGAAGAAACGACCACCCCAATCGAGGAAGTCGCACCTGTATGGGTGCCGGACGGGAAGAAAGCTGATAAGCCGCCTCTCGATAAGCCTCCTCCCCCTCCTGAACGTGAGCTTATCACTCATGATTTGAGCGGCTCACAGCGCCAACACTTTTACTGTCCTGAGTGTGGACAGCGGAAATTCGTTCGAAGGGTCATAAGCAAGTCGTTTACGATTGATGACGAGACAAAGGAGCGGCTCGAAGAGATCCATACAATCGAACTTCCTTACGAAATGCGCGGGATGGGCCTTAAAACCAGAGCTTACACCCAACAGCTTAAACGTGGTGAGGTCTGGCGAGATCGATCCCTCTTTTGCAGCGTTTGTAAGGATGAAAACGGAGAGCCTATCAAAGCTGTCAAAGGTGACTAGCCTTGTCAATAAAACGGCCTTACGAGAATTGGCTCACTGGATACGTCACATATGCGTCGCGAATGACTGAAGCCCCTGACTTTTACCATGTCTGGGTTGGACTCTCGACAATCGCCGCCGTTCTTGGCCGAAAGGTGAAACTCGCATGGGGGGACGATTGGCTTTACCCAAATCTTTACGTCGTCCTTGTAGCAGGCTCTGCCACTTGCAAGAAGTCGTCAGCTATTATGGTTTCACAGAGGATGCTTCAACGCGTTCTCGACGTCACTGATTGGCTCGAGCCTCCCTATACGCTTTTCACTGCACACTTGACAAAAGAAGTCTTGATCCAAAGGCTCTCCGAAATCGAGGCATTACGGGGTGATGGAGAACTGATTGTCCACGCCGACGAACTAGGCGCTTGTCTTGACCGTGACGCATACAAAGCGGGATTTTTTGAACCTCTTATTAAGTTCTACGACTGCACGCCGTGGGGATCAGACACAAAGACTCAGGGAACGTATCCTGTAGATCGTCCTTGTGTAAATTTCCTTGGGGGCACGATTCCGACGTGGTTCCAGGATGTCCTTCCGAAAGGAGCTTTAGAGGGAGGGCTCGTCCCACGGATGCTTTTTATCTACGCCGAGAATCCCGACAGGCGCATTGCCATTCCAACAATGACACCAAAACTCCAGAAGATCCGCGATGCACTTGATATAGGACTTGCCCATGTAGCAGAACTTGAAGGAGAGATAACGTTCTCTGATGAAGCACGAGCGATGTATGTTGAAGATTACGAGAACGCCCATTTCACCGGTCCTGAATACATGGCCGCGTATTGGGGACGGAAATACACTCACGCATTAAAACTTGCAATGCTTTTCTCAGTTATCTATAGTGACGAGTTAATCCTTCGACGTGAGCACTACGTGCTTGCGATGAGGTTTCTTGACGAACTTGAAGGCTCGATGTCTCGCCTCTTCTCAATGATTACGAAAGCTTCTGCGGCTGAGAGAGGTCAATCGATTATTAAGATTGCTCGGTGGATTTACGACAACGGACACAAGGAATTTTCATACCGTCAAGTAATGCAACGATTTGTGCGGGAAACAACAGTTCTTCAATTACGCGCCGACCTTGAGGCTTTCTCCGAAGGAGGGTATCTTAAAAAACAAAGTAGAGGTAGAGCACTACATTACGAAGTGGATATGACAGCAATCGCGAAAATGCTAGGAGAGGAGCTTTTAGAATGACACTAAGCGTATGTATGATTGTTAGAAATGCAGAGGAGTCTCTGTCAAAAGCCCTTAAAAGCGTTAAGGGACTCGCTAGTGAAATCATCGTCGTCGATACGGGCTCAACTGATAGAACGATTGAAGTCGCCAAAGCTAACGGCGCAATAGTTCAGGAGCATCCCTGGAAGGACAGCTTTGCGGAGGCGCGGAATCACTCTCTTGTTGCTGCCGAAAGCGATTGGATTTTAATTCTTGATTCCGACGAAGAGCTTCGTAAGAAAGACCATCAAAAGATCAAAACTGCAATGCGGGCAGTCAATATCGATGCTTATCTCTGCCCTAATGTTAGTTACGATACAAGCGGCGTGCTAAAAGGCCGTCACTATAACATCCGTCTCTTCCGTAATACAGGAAGAGAGTTCTACGTCTACCGTGTTCATAACCAACTAATGGGGGTTGATCCTGCGAAGGCAGCGCCTCTTGAAGTTCCGTTCTACCATAAGGGCTATGCGCTGGCGAAAGAAGAAATGGTGAAGAAGTGGAAGCGAACTGAGCATCTCCTAGAACTTCAAATCAAAGACGAGCCAAACATTGCCTTCCATCACTACAATCTCTGTGTCGTTCAGAACAATCTTGGAAGCTATCTTGAGGGTCTTAAGAACGCCGACTTCGCCCTCACACTCGCAAGGGCGAAAGGCCAGATAGAATTATCAATCGTTCTTATGTCGCTCTACATGAAAGGAAACATGCTCGCAGCGCTCAGAAATACCCCCGAGGCAGAGGCTGCTTGTCGAGAGGCAATTGCAATTCAGAGTGAATTCCCTGATACACTTTTCCTTCTCGGCGACATTCTTCACCAAACCCACGGGGACAAGCTCGAATGTATCGTCTCAATGGAGCGTTACATCAAGATAAATAAAAAGATCAAAGATAAACCTCTCCCAAATGCGTTAATTCTTAATACTCTTGGTCACGAGGCTATTGCTTATCATCATATCGGATGGGCATATCTTGGTGCGACGGCGTTTGAGCGAGCGATCAAAGCCTTTAAGAAGTGCTTAAAATCAAACCCAGTCCCGCTCTATAAGATTAGCACGTTGCAGGGCCTTGCCGTCTGTTTTTTAAACACAGGTAACTGGGCTCAAGCGGCGAGGACCGAACAGCAAGTGCTTGAGATTGATCCTGAGGATTTCACTGCAATGAGCAATCTCGCTGTTTGCCTTATTGAGCAAGGGAATAAGGAAGAGGCGAAGCCGTTTCTTGAATCTGCCCTTGCGGCATCGCCGACGTATCCTGACGCTGTGATAAACTTCGCACGGCATTTTACTTCTTTACAAGCGGAGTCGCTGCCCCAGTCCGAAGGAAAATTGCCAGAAGAGAACCCAGACCAGTCATGACCGCTGTCTGAGGCTCAATGGTCTGGGTAAGTCCCCCAGCGACGGCTCCACAAATGCCTAGGATGCCAGTCCAGAGAGTCTTGCTTCGATACCAATACTTTCCATCTTTTGGTAAGCTCATTGACATGACTAAAACTCCTTTGCTTAACGCTCGTTAATGTAAATGTCGAAGATTACGCCTAACGCGCTTCCTCCGGCAGTCACGCCAATCACGATTTCATCCTTTGCGCCCCGGCCATACGCGCCGATAGGACATGAAGTCCACTGGGCACCAACCGTCGCGCCGAGGATTGTCGTTGCAGGATTGCCGGTGATGTCGCAGATCATTCCACGTGGATAATGAATCGCCGTAACGGCGTTGTTTGTCAAGGTCAGAAAAGCATAACCTATTGGCGACGCTGTGAATGTGATGTCAGCCGTTCCTGCCTGAGGTGCGATTGGCGCCGCAGCAGGATGCCGAACTCTCACAGCATGAATCCGTCCTCCTTTCTCTGGTCGGACATTAAGCGCCAATGTGCCGCCCGCCGTCGTCGTCCCCTGAACAGTATAGCGTTTCATCTTAACTCCTTATCGAGTTTGCTTTCGATTCGAGCTAACCGTGCGTTGATTTGCCCGAGAGATCGATCGAGCATCAAAATCATGGTCGCTTTGGTCTCGTTGATGTGCGCCGTCGTCCAGCCAAAGGTAAGTGTCACGTAGGCAAAACATCCGACAATTAGAAGACTTCCAAAGATAACGACGACTTTCGACCAACCGTTCATTAAGACTCCTTTACGTATCCATGCTCTTCGAGGAGCCTGAGAAGCAACGTATCTTTCTCGGCCCGGCTCAGGTTCTTGTAGCCCTTGGAGCGGCCAGGCGGCCATTGCTACAGGATGTAGGCATAGCCACCGGGCAAGGTGTAAGTCACGCTCAGCTTCGGGTCTTTGTCCGTGCCGGTTTCTTCCGAGCAATACCAGTTGAATGCCTCGCCATCCGTTGGTGCCGCCCCCGACACGCTTGACGTTACGATGCCCGTATAAACGCGGATGGGCTGCTCGGCAATGAGGCTGTAGGAAAAGACCCCCAGGGCCAGCACCAGAACACTAACTATTACGATTATCTTCTTCATTTAATCCTCCGTTACATAATGAAGGCATAGCTGCCGGTGACGGGGGGGCCATAGACAAGGTGAAGCGCCGGATCATTCGCGTCCTCGTTGCCGTGAATGCCCAAAACCCGATTCTCGCCGGTGGGGCCACTGCCGCTCGGCCAATCAAGATTGCCACCCGTGCTCGCAGTGGTCATGCGAATTGCAGTCTTCGCAGCGGTGAGGGAAATTCCCGCCTTCCCCGCTGCATTAAGATTAATGTCGCGGGTGGAGTCATAGGCCCACGTTGAATAATTCGTGGAACCCCAAACGGTTGATCCGAGGTTGTCCCAATCTGTCGTTACCAGGCTGTCGTTATTCGCCTGGGTGCCTTCCACCAATACGAGATAGTCACCATCTGGGTGGTCAAGACGGGCATTGTTCGCATACAAATCAAGATATAATCGCCAATACGATGTATCCCCGACGACGCTGCCTCCGGGTATTGACGAGGTATCGCAGTTCAAAAAGATCCGCCTGCCGCGCCAATCGGTCGAACCGTTGCGCCTGGCACCTACCTCCAAAAACCCATCATAGTCGGCAGAGGTAGCCTCAACATTGTCAATTACCGTGGCCCAAGCACTTGAGGCGGTGTAAAGAAAACCATCTTCCCAGCTGGAAGTCGTGGTGCCGTCGAACGTAGCATCAGTCACCACCGGATAGACGGCACGCCTGAGC